ACGGAACGAATCACGGGACGAATCACGTTCCACCGTATGACGAACTCCTTCGCATCGAACTTTCCAGGGTACTGACTACCCCGAGTCTTCAGTCGTCGTGTCCAGAGTACCGCGACATCATCGACGCGGCGCTCGCGAGAGAGATCCTGTGCCAGCCGTGGCAGGCCCGCGAACGCACGGGCTCGGTCATCCGGATGCTGTCCGCCCGGGCCGTGGAACGCCGAGGCTTCCCGATGGAAAAGTTCACGCGGCTCGTCGAGTACGGCGCCATACAGGGAGATCCGTGCGTGTATTCGATAGCCCGGAGGGGGCAGTTTCTTGACGACGAGGACGAGATTGACGACATCGTTCGTGCGTGTTGTGACCACTTCGACCACATCGAGGACGACGACCACAGACGCGCGATTTTCGAAGACGTCGACGAGATGTACACTGCCCTTCGTCAAACGTTGGGATGATCACGTACAATATGTTGACTCATAATACCACTCAATCTACCCAACTCACATTCATGTCCGGTCCTCTCCCACCTGGTGTCCGTCGCGGTACCGGCAAGGCGCTGTACGGCAGTATCCCGATTTACCACGTGTCGCGTAACCCGCCGCCCGGATTCGAGCAACGGTTCCTCAACTGGACGAGCCGTACGAAGAACGCCCTGAAGGTGTTTATGGTGAACGGATCAAACCAGAAGGTGATTTTTTCCCCCAACGAGGTGTTGGTCCACTTGGCCACCAACAACCTGTACTACCCCGTGAACCAGTCCAGGTCGCGTTCCATGGGCAGGTCGCCCTCCGCGAGCAGGTCACCCTCCGTGAGCAGGTCCCGTTCCTCGAGCAGGTCAGTGTCCATGGGAGGACCCCTGCGATCGACCGCGATCTCCGCGATCAGGTCCCCGCCCAGAGGCAGGACGCTGGGCAGGTCCCCAGCCGGTCGTCCCGACGCAATGACCCGATCGAGGTCAAGGTCGAGGTCGTCCACCAGGGTGATGACGAGGAACCCGTATTCGACCCCTCCGACATCTCCCGCACCGAGGCGCGCGGCGACACCCGGTGCCCCGCGTCCGACCCGGACCATGGCAAGACGTGCCCCCGTTGCGGGGACGGGAAGGCGTCTTTCCTACGGAAGTCCGTATAAGACGCCCCCGCGGTCCTCTGTGCGTCCTCGGACGGTCCCTGGCGCGCCCGTGAAGGCGCCGAGGAGGAGGTGAAAGTTCTGATCTCCATGATCGAGGAACATTATCGTTGACCATGATACAAGCATTGTCACCAAGTCATGGCTTGTAGAAGCAATCAGGTCCGTAACCCCAATACCGGAAGGTGCATCAAGCGAAACGGCGCTCTCGCGTCCCTCCTGGGTGTCTCGGGTCCCAGGTCGACGTCGAGGCGTTCGCCCGTCAGGGGAGCGGGTCATCGTCGTCGCAAGACGGGTGGTCATCGCCGCACCGCCTTGACGTCCAGGCACACTGTCATGAGGAAGGGACAGGTCAGGGAATTGCGTTCGAAACTCGAGAAGGCGGGTCGCGCGCTCGCGACTGTCCAGAGGCGTCTGGGGACCCTCCTCACATAGGTATCGAAATCTGTAAACAGACTCAAATCAAATCAAAACAAAAAAAGTTGTCAACGTGTCGCGTTGACAACCTGATTGACTGTACAAGACTGTACGTCATGGAATGTTACTCGACGTTACCCGAATCCGTCAACTGGCTGGGGTACGTCTTGCCATCGTTGTACAGGTTGTCCAGTGAATACAGCCCATCGACGTGCCAGGAACGTCTTCAGCACCTACGTCGGACCCTAACCTCGCACAGAAATATGAGGAGAACGGTGTGTAAAGACGTACAAATCGCACGAGGCGAAGAACGCACGTTCATGACGTGGGATTTCTCGCTGACACAGTGGTTCACATTTGACGATGAACAGTTCGACTTCGAGTCCCGCTCGTTGGGAACCGATATCGCCCGAACAAACTACGTCGGCACGGAAACCGCGTTCATCGAGAAGATTGCCGTGGTAAAACTTCGTCGATCAACCAACGATGAGTTGGTCCGGGTCGGCTTCCACTGTGACGATGACGTAGATAAGGATGACTTTATGCCCGGGATCTGCAGACACAGTGACCTGATTTTCATCGACGTCACTCGTCCATTCGTGACGGACGCCATGCACCGCGACAAGATCCTCAGGTACTCCCCGACAATCGACGCGTACTACGGCGAAGCCTCGCTTCCGTACAATTTTTGGGGGATCGGCCGGGATGCCGCGATGAATTACGTCTTCGTCGAATGAACTGTCGCTGTTGATAAAATGTTGATGAACCTCAAATCATGTTCGGACCAGTCGATCCGTTGTCGAAAGCCCTCTCCTTTGTGGTGCTCATTCTCTCGGTGCTGACAACCCTGCTACTCATCTTTTCCCCGGTCATCGCCCTCGGCGTCGGCGGTTCCACGCCGGTGGGAATGGCCGCTGCTGTCGCGCTTTTCGTTTGCTCGACGATCCCAATGCTCATGAACGTCGCGGTCGTCCGGCGGGACAACCAATAAAGCACGTGTGGTCGCCGACCGGACAGTCACACTCGCCACAGCCCCATCTGCAAGTGAACGCTAAAAGAATCTGTAATCATGGTCACCGTCCCGCCACCCAGTTACAACGTCAAACATCACCAAACAACACGGATCATCACGTTTTTTTCCGGGCGGTGCCCATCCGGCTCCTGCCGATGACCGACGAAATGTCTTTCCTCTTGATACGCGTCACGACCGGCACGTCCTTCTTGTTTTCGTCGATGAACCCGGGGAAGAACACGTCGATGATATCGTCGGAAAGTTTTATGAGGTTGCTGGAGTACGTTTCGCACCCCCGTTCTGCCTTTCGACAGTAGCACCGCTGACACACGCCGAGTTTCGAGACGCTGAAGTAGACCGTCGACGTCCGATGTTCCCCGCCGATATTTTGACAGTACCTGCTATTCGTCTTGAGCATCACGTTGTGCGTCGTCACGAACGCGGCGTTGAAATGCACGTCCCGATAGACGGACGGGAGCGCCCTGCGCAGTGGTGCGAAGGCCTCCGAGTACATGTTGATGCACGACGACGTGCCGATCGTCTGGCCCCTCGTCGCGTGTTCGTCCAGTTTATCCGCCAACAGATGTTCGCCGTCATTGCACACCGTCAGCTGTTCGCCCGAAACGCACCGAATGCTCGACTCCTTGATCAACTCGCGGACGGCGATGTCGCTGATCTTGGTGACGTCGGTCGCCCCCCGCGAGTCGATCCATTTGATGGGATGGTACGCCCGAGCCTCGGTTTTCCCCTTGTTGGAGAACAGCATGCGGAGACCGTTGGCCTTGAACACCGAGTCGTCCACGATGTCCCCCCACGAGTTCAGCGGCACCGCACGGACCAGTCCGGAACTCGACGCGGTGCTATCGATCGAGATGGAATCGTTCTCGTCGTCCAATTGCATCGTCTCGAGTTTCCTGATGAGTTTTTCCCGGCATGCCAGTGCGATCGGCGCGTTGACGACGATGGCGGGAAAGTTGAGGTGCAGACCGTGCTTCTCCCGGTCGTCGTCGACCATCTTCGGCGGCGACGTCGACACGAGGACGCGGTCGCTGCCGGAGGAGGTGGTGGTGGTCTGGCTCCTCGTTCCCTCGGTGTCCGGTAGGAAGAAGAACTCCCTCGTCACGAATTTCCAGATTGTCTCGGTGATGACGTCGATGGTTTTCCGGATGGCCAGTCGCATCCTGTCCGTGGTCGCGCGAGCGAAGAGCAGGTCGACATCGAAGAACAGGAAGTAGTGTGGCGTTTTGAGTTCCACCACCGACAACGCTTCTCGTTTCTTGATCACGTACGTGAAGTATTTATTCAGAAACATGCCGTGGTCCTTGTCGGCGATGGAGAGTTTGCCGCCCTCTTGTCCGTCCAGTAGGAAGTGCGTCGGCCACTGGTCGGGCAAGGTCTTCCATCGGTGCCGAATGATTTCATCCCGGAACATCCGCGATTCGTTCGGCCTCGTCCTCCTCGTTCAACGATTCGAGTTTCTTACACTTTGAAATCACAAGAATCAACCAAGTATTCGTCTGCCTGAGGCTTTCTTCGTCTTCATGATGTGTCTGCTGCTGTTCAAACACCGCCGACGGGCACGGGACGGGTTCGTGTACGACGGGTTGTCGGCGTCCCGTATTGGGTCAGGCCGCGTTTCGCGCCATACGATGCACCGTACGAACGGTCCGACGACAGAAACACGCCGAAGAGAATCAAAATCGTCCGCAAACCGCGATAAAACATGTTTTCAAAGTGACGTGATTGTCCGTGGATGTCCGTGATTGCCCGTGGTCATCGTCGCTCACGATTCAGGACGATGGTCTTGGAACGCATACATAAGTGACTGTTCACACTTCGACAGGTTTGTTTCTACGATGTGCAAACTACGCACGAGCATATCGGCTCGGATTCTCCTGTCCGAGTAAGTGTCCATGTCCTTCCGAAGGAGGGCATCGTTCATTTCCGACTGGTACGTGCACAGGGTCGCCAATATTTCGGTTCGTGCGTTCGAACACTGGTAGTACTCGTCGACGGCATCCGACCTCATGTCTTCCGTCCAAGATTTTAAGACGTTGATCGACCGGAGACCGGTCGGTGTGCGGAATATCAACGGTTTTTGAATCTGGTGCTACCGGAAACGTATCTCCTCCATGGACGAGTTCGCGACACCAGTGAGCAAGTTGAACCAAGTCTCCTCGCGCGATTCAGACGGACCAAAAGTCGGACCGACGGATATGCCATCCTACGACGACGTGTTGAGACAGTCGATCCAGCCGCAGGAAACGCAGCATCACCAGCAGCAACAGCCCCATGCGGCGCAGTACGGTGACCATGACATGTCCATGGGTGCCATGCAGGGTCACCCGACGTCCGCACATCAGTACCCGAACGAGCCCCCCGCCGGGTACGGCATCCCTCGGGGAGACCAGTACCTTCCTCACGAGCATCCCCACGTCCCGCATCACCAGGGCTCCGACGTTGTGCCCTCAAACAAGACCGGTGGCGGCGGTGGCGGGACGGACGCCGAGCAGGAGACGACCAAAAGGCAAGGGTGGAAGGGTGTATTGTTCAGGCATAAATCTGACATTATTATTGCATTGATCATCTTCGTGCTCATTGTGGTGGTGCTTCCGAGAATCAGGGCCATGCCTCGCTTCCAGATGGGCGTGCCCACGTACGTCGTCGGCATCATCTCCGTCGCCACGGCGTGCATCGGAAACTCGGTGACGTCACTGATCGACTAGGACGCCATCGACGTAGACGACTGGAGGGGGCACGTGGACAACCTTATGTATTTTCACCTGGACCGGTGAGATGGTCGCCCTCGCGGCGATGATGTCACCCGCGTCGTCCCGTGTAAACGTCATGCCATCCATGCTCACGATACAACTCACTTCTAGCACGGCACCGGCCGTGAGTATGGACTCCGTATCCCCCAGATGTCGTCCCTCGTTGTCGAAGAACAGCGTTTCGTCGTTCACGTACAACGTTTCGAGCGGGTTGGTGTCGGGGTTGACGTGTCCTTTCCCGCCGATCGCTTCCAACTCTTTGAAAAAGACCACGAGATCCGTGAAGGTACAATCTTTCAAACAAAGGCGCGTTCCCCACGCGTGCTTGGAGACGCCGACCAGCATGCGCGGCGTCTGCACTTTCAACGATCGCTCCGCGCCATAGCGAATGGATCGTCGGCACTGTCCGCGTCGACACGAGTCGAAATCGACCCTGCTCGTGACGATCTTTCTGAAATCCATTACGAATGATTTATCAGCGCGACGACGTTCGCCTTCAGGGTGGAAAGCGTCTCGAACGAGTGCGGTTCGACCGAGACCACCCGATCGTACGTGAACATCCGTTGCATTCTCGTCGTGTACGATTCGATCTCATACGTCGACACGGGGACGTTCTGCTGCGCCAGTCTATCGAACACGTAGTCCTTTGGGATGTGGACGAAGACGCGGCGGTGCGGCACATCCAACATGCGCTCCAGTGACTTGATGTGTCGTTCGATGAATTTCGCCTCGAACGCCGTCGCGTTCAACGGCATTTGGCTCCAATAAAAACATACCACGCGCGTTTTATCGTCCACGCAACACAACCTTGCCTGACGGAACTGAGCGAGCATCGTCTGCACCATCGTGGTCAGGGGATTGGTCATGTGCGACGGTCGCCGTTCGGACATGACGACCGCCTGTAACACTGGTAATATGACGACTCCTTCGGGCCGAACGGCCAAGCAATCTTGCAAGCAGCCGCTGGGAACTGCGTCGACGAGAATCAGCATCCATGTACTCCTCGTTACTTCTGCAGTGCCACAAACAAATACGCGTTTTTTCGTGCGATTCATTGTCTCTGCATCAGAGCATACCACGTCGCATCAGTCCGCGCACGCATTCAAGTATGACGACCATCGCCGCGTTCAATACCCTCTTGAATGACTTCATCACCGACCTGTCCAACACCTTCGATGACGTCCCGCAGATTACCATCTTCAAGACGACGTTACCGGTTCTGCTCGCCTCCGACGAGCGACAAGGCCTGACGTTGTTCATGGACGCGGTCCGGCCGTACGCAGAGAGGATACTGAAGAGCGACCGGACCGTCTTCGAGGACCCGGAGAACAGCGTGACCATCGGCGGTCTGAACGTGTCCGAGTTGTGGAACGTCGACGGCATCGACGAAGGGTCCAAGACGGCGATCATGAACTACTTGAACACGTTGCTGGCTCTGGGCATGGCACTGGAGAACTTGAACGACGACATGCTCGGGAGCATCGAGAGCATGGCGAAGGAGGCGGCGACGACGATGGAACAGGGAGGAAGCATTGATTTCAAAGCAATGCTTCCCGCGTTGATGCAAAACGTTGGCACGTTGCTTGGAGCCGACATGCCCGATATGAACGATCCGAAGGTCCAAGGACTGTTGGACACGGTTCTGTCCAGTTGCACGGGACTAGGTTTTGACGATTTCTCGGCGGGCGACAATTTCGAAATCGAGGACAGTCCCGAAGACATGGATATGCAGTGACTGTGTTACTACGTCGTGTGTCTGTAAGAACAAACATTCAATATCAATTCTAACTGTGCGTGGGTCGCAATTCAGTCGCTAGTTTTGAAAAGTCAGGGTGGGTGCCTCCGTTCGGTAGGCGAATGAAAGGCCGGCGTGCAAACTCGTCACCGAACACGTCGTCTGCCGTGCTGTACACGTACGTGGAGAATAGGGCATCCGAGACCTCCGAATCGACGTTCTCGTCGCACGGAACGGTCGGGGTACCGAATTCGTGCACGGCCGCGTTCATGAAGGGGTTCTCCCTGCTCGGTTTGCGGCATCCCTGCTTTCGCACCAACTCGACCGCCAGTTCCCTCTCCTCTTGGCGCCAGTATACCATGGACAGCAGGATGCTGAGGATGATGGACACGATCATCGGCGTCGCCGAACGGTGAAAGACCGACAGTGCCACGCCTGCATACAGGAGGAAGCGCGTGGTCGAGTTCAGCGTCATGTTTCGGGTCGGTTGCACGGGAAAGAATTGGGTGGGGTTCCTCCAGAGGACCGATATATCGTCCGTCCAACGAGGTTCGTCTCCCATACTGTTATTCTCGTCGCTGTTATGGTATGTGCCAATATTTTGTGCCCGGCGGTTCTCCCGGATGAAGAAGCCCCCCTGCAAGATTCGTGCAGATTCACGATGACCCAATACAGAACTGATTTTTCCGTAACGTTTCCGTGTTCCGCCTCACCATGTCCACAGCGTCAATACCGACGTGCACATCGTTTGCCGTGATCAAGTCGAAGTCAGGCCGCAAGAGCAAGAGTCAAACTCGTTTTCTCGATCACTTCGATGTCGAACGAGTCATCGCCATTGATAGTCCGGCGGCGACTCCGGTCAGTATCGACGAACTCACCGCGTCGATGTTTCCTGACGGAAGTCCGAAGCACCACGAGGAAGTGGACGGATCGATCGTGATTTCGTGGTGCGTGTTCGAGATGTCCAGTCAGACGCCGAAACACCTGACCATCCGGGTGCCGCGTCCCACTCGGTCGTTGGGTCCCGAATCGTCGACGCTGCCCCGCACCAAACTCGACGGCAAGGATCGCGAGAATCTGCTCGTCACGTGTTTCGGCGGGGGAGATCCGGACGATCTCGATTACAACAAAACCATGTGCGCGTATGTGTCGAGCATCAGGGTCGACAGGGAAAGGGCCTGGGCCGTCTGCATCCCCACGGACCACCCGCACCTCGACCAAATCGTCGCGTCGCTGCCCCTGCAAAGACTGGTTGATCACGGGAACGAGATGATACCGTATGTGCTCAAGGTCCGATTCCACAACGGAAAGGATGGGTCGTCGTCGAAGCACAAGAGCGGAGTGGTGCTCACGCAAACACTTTTCCACAGCATGTTCTGGGAGACGTCTCTGCAGGATAAATGCGATATTTTCGCGCCAGTTGCCTCGACAATGGTGGGAATGAAGCGAGTCAGGAGTAGCGCGATCGCCTCGACCAGTGGACATGGGGGGCTACCAAACCCAGCGGTGGGAATGGGCAAGGGACTTATCTCCAGGTCTGCAGTGCTGGAACAAGCGGACATGTTTCAGATGCAAGATACGCGTCTCAAGATGTCGAAAATCTTGGATTGGTGCGTCAGCGATACGTCCTCCAAATCGTCGTCGATACAACTGGCGTGCGTCGTCCTGGGTGCGCTCTTTACGATGGATGTGTGCAACACGCGTGCCGATAGTCAGGGTGCCCCCAGGCTGGACGGGTCCCTTTCCAATGAAGGGTTTCACTCCATCATTGACACTATGTACGATACGATGGACGCCACTCATCTGTGTGCGCCGTGCGACGTATTTGCTTCGCTGTTCACGTACCATATGGACCAAGGCGACGATGGAAATGTGGTAGAATTCGTCAAGTCGTTCGATTGCAATAGGGTGTTGGTCCTTCTCGGACGCAATTTGGACCAACAACACAATTCTGAATCCAAGGAATGAAGGAATGAAGGAATGAAGAAATTACATGTTTGGGTGTAAAGTACTACGAATGTGTGTCGGTCGTCACATATATGCCTGTTTCAAGTACCCGTCGGCCACGAACAACACGTTGTACCCGACGGCGTGACACACCAACCGGGTATACAGACGTCCCTCCTCCAGGCATTCCGACTCGTCGAGTCGGGTGAGGATCGATTCTGTCGGGTTGTAACTGCGCAACTGCAGGACCAGTCGCGTCTCCTGAATCCTGGACAAGTTGACCGTTCCATTCGGCATGAGTCCTTGTGCGGGACCCTCACAGAAGCCGAACACGTGCAGTCCAGCCGGCAAGGATTTCTTGAAGATGCGCAGGGGCTCGACCACGTTGTAAAACGTCTGTGTCGCGAGCGCGGTTCTATCCTTTGCGTTCAATGTGACCTTGGCCGAGTGCATGACGTCCTGTCTCTGCGTCTCCGATCCCACTACGTCGGTCGTGTACTTGCCGAAGGTCCATTGACTCTTCAGGGGACGGAGGTACCACATGAGGTACCTGACGGGCCCACGGAAGTACAGAGGGATGTTTTGCATGTTGTAATTCGATGACGACGGGAGCAGCGCCACCAGGTCGACGCGGATCGAGTCTGCCGCGAAGATGACGTCCTCCGTTGCATCGGCAAATATCGAGAACGTGCACGTGCGGTAAAAGGTGTAGATGGCGGAGTACCCCTCCCGGATCGTGTGTGTGATGGTGGGTCCCGTGGCCACCGGACTCAGTGACGCGACGTACCCCCCGGCAACGTACCCCTCAACGGTCGTTGAAACGCTCAACAGATCGTTCTCCAGATGATGCTGAAACTGGAAGACCAGCCATGCCTCTCCTGCGGCGGCCTGCGTCGTGAAGTCCGTCGAGGTGTCGGATGCCGTCACCGTCGCGTACCCGGACTGTGACGTGACGGACGCGTTGGCGATGGTGCACACGACTTCTCCGTTCCGTTTGAAGGTCGTCGTGATCGTTTCGTAGTCGGGGAACGACCACTCGAGACTGTAGCCGTAGGTGGTGCCGCCTTCCGTGAACGTCGCCCACTGCATACCGACGGTTCCGCCCGGTCCGGTGTCCGTCGGGATGAGGAACCGCCCCTGGATATCGAACACCCTCGCGTTCTCCGCGCAATCGTAAAAGACTTCGGTCCGGCCGAACCACTTGGGATCGCCTTGGTTGTTCACCAACTGCAGGTACGTACCTGACGCGGCGATCTCCTTGTCGGCACCAGATCCCTCGACCCGGTCGTATCCACCCAGCGTCTCGATGACGGGCGAGTAGACGCGGTTGATCACCGATTGCCGCGGATTGAAGGGGTCCTCCTGGCTTTGGAGTCGCTCGATGAGCAGGGCGTGCTCGTTGTTGGTAAAGAAACGCCGTTCATCGTCATCGACGTAGACATATTCCACCATGACATCGACGTCTGGTTGGTATACGGGATCGAGGGACGCCATGGCGTCGCGCAGTGTCAGTTCGAGGTGCACGTTCTGGTTTTGCACGGCGATCAGAGGAAGGGGGGTCTTGCTGGTGAAGAATGGGACGCGGATGTACATCGTTTTGACGGTTCCCTGACCCTCGTCTTGGTTGAAATCCACCAGACGGTCCCTGGCGTGCAACTCGTCGGCGGTGAGGTGCGCGGCGTCGCGCGCGTAGATATACTCGCCGGTGATCGTCTCCAACTTGACGTTGCCTGCCCACATACTGATTTTGTCCAAAATCTCGAGACCGGGCGTCTTGGTCGTGCCGCTGGCGCGTTTCACCTTGAGCCGGACGTATATATCTCTGATCAGGTCACCTTTGCGCGGGATCACGATGTTGCTTAGGGTTTGTCCGTACGTTTTCGTCGTCGGGAAGCGGACATCGATGTCGATGATCTCGGTCGAGAACGCCGTGGCTTTCTTGACCACCTGTCGAAACGGCCGGAGCGAGTCGAAACTTTCCGACGTGATGTAGGCATCCTCCTCGCCCTGTGCCAGAATCTGTAGCAAAGCGGAACTCATTTACAGTTTCACTGTATTACAGTGCGCACCCAAAAGATTCCGGGAGAAAACCGTGCTAATTGCCGAGTTGGTACGCGCCGTCCGTCCGGAGGCACCAGTTGGCTTTCCACTTCGTCAGGCCGACGTCGCGGTAGACTTCGCCTCGTCGCATGACGCCGCGTCCGTACACGTCTGTCGGTGGCAACACCTCTGTCAGACCCGCGCCGATCACGGTGTTGGTCGGGTCGTTCCTGAAGAACCAATCCTCCATGTCGATGCACCGTCGCTTGAACTGTGCGCGGCACCCGTCGGTGTTGCGGAACAGTTCGGTCTGTGACTGGAACGTCGTCAGCCACGATTGTGTGTAGATGCCCATGTTCATGGACATATGGAGACGACCGATGGACCGGGACATCTGTCCCTGCGCGAGCGAGATGTCCCCGATCCGCTTAAAGAAGGAAACATCCACAACACACGTGTCGTGGATGTAAAAGTACTCGTCCGCCGGTCGGTGACCGAACAGATCAATGCACGCGAGCAGCGCTGTGAAATCGATCGAGTCCCGTCGCGTGCGTATCCATTCGATGTTGGGACGCGTTGCGTCCGTCGAGACGGAATAAATCGAATGCTCGTCGGTCGCGTCCGTGCACCCCCCGACCACGATCTTGATGTGCGTGCGATCGAATCCGGTGGCCGCCTGGAGACTGTCCAGCAGACGCGCCAACGCCGTCGTGCTGTCGACGTGCGAGTTGATGACGAGGGACCTCATTGTCGACGCGTACGTCTTACGTCTTACGATTCGAACCCAAATAAAACTTTATACTTTCTCACGGAGGCGGGGACCGTCGGCTTCTCCCACAGCACCCACCTGGCCAAGGTGCCGGCCGCATACGGATCTCGCCAGTTCTCACGCACGCGGTGCCGGCGGATGTATGCAAGTCGTTTTTTTCTGGCGAGTACCGGGTCCACTTTGTGGTATATGGTGAAGTCTCCGTACCCTTTGCCTCCGAAGTGGGTGGTCCTCACGACACGTCCACTGTCGTCCCTGAAGATGGCGACCATCTTTTTGTCCGTTCGCGGAGACGGCTTGATCTCGACCCGTGTGGCGGCCCGCGTATTCGCACGCATATTCTGGTTGGGGTACGCCAAGGAAACATTTCGTCACGTGGTTCCGACTGGCGATTACGGCATGTACGACAGCGTGCGCTCGCCCTTGAGAGACGTGTTGACGGGGCGGTCCAGGAGGGTATACGGCTTACTTGAGTCTCGGAGATACCCGATATGGTGGCGGATGTTCACGAGGATGTTTTTGACACAGTAGTCTGTCACCAACTCGTTCAGTCGCCTGACTTGGCAGTCGATGTCCGCGCCGGCGACGATGTTCCCCTGGTGCATGTTGAAGATCCCGGACATGACGAGCGTCAGTTCGGTCTTGCTCTGTGGGTCGATTGTGATGTTGTGTTTGTCGCGAATACGTGTCCGAACCATCGACTGGATTCGCTGGATGTTGCCCTCCGAGAAGAACAGGTTCACCACCGGGTTGTCGCGACACACGTGGAGGGTGGCCCGTGCCGAATCGACGGTGCTGTAGTTCGTGGTCTGGTCTTGGTACTCGTAGTACATACCTGTATACTATGGCGGTTATAATATTGGCCGTTCGAAACCCTTCATTTAAATGTACGACACCTGGGCGTCGCCGCCCCGGAAGTTGACGTATCTGTATCCCAGCAGGAACGCCTTGACGACGATATCGTCCCTCGGCTGTTTCAATGTGACGTAGAGCAAGGGTTTGCGCACATGGGAAAACGTGAAGTGTCCGTTCGGCTGCGAATTGGCCGCGTCCATTGCGAATGAGTACACGTACACATGGTCCTTGATGCAGTTGGGCGTATGATGCCACGTCTGCACCAGCGAGTACAGGTCGGCCGTCTGGTACTGCGTGCGTTCCCATCCGTCGAACTTCAGACTCGCCGTGTCGATCACATCCTCATACTGAAAATATTTGCCCTGCGTCACGGCGTCCACGGAGTACGCGACGAACACGATCAGTTTCACCGGGAAATTGACTTCCGACAGGTCGACGCGGACCATGCCCGTCGGGATGATGGTGTCGCCGCCGACACCATCCAAGGTCTCGCGGAACGACGTCGCCTCGCAGTCCTGTACCACCTCGCACAGTAACGGCGTCTCCCTGTTGATGATCTCGTTCTTGTCTTCTTCGTCCAAAAACACGTAATCAGCAATGAGATCCGCTGCGAGATCTTTCGGTGCGAACTTCCCGTCGTAACTGGTCACGCAGTTGGCAAAGGACTCCAGTTCCATCTCCAGGACGAGGGAGTTTTGGCCGGTGTTCGAAAGCAGTGGCAGGAAGGTCTGTCTCTGGCCGGGCTTGTAACAGCAGAAGAACTTGAGCGGAACGACGATGGTGTGTTCCTCCGACAGTCGCATACCGGCGCGTCCGATCATATCGTCGACGCCTGCCTTCTTCGACTTTTGAATGAAGAGATCGTCCTGTAGCGAGAGCCACAGACGCTCGCTACTGTCCAGTTCGACGTCGTTCAGGATGATGCGGAGTTTCCTCAGCAGAATGTACCCCACTCGTTCCCTCCAATAGTCGTCTATAGATGCCCCCGGGATCGCCGGCAGCGTGATCGACAGTGCCAAGTTACCGAGGAGATCGCCGCGTTTCGGGATCACCACCTTGGTCGTCAGACCGAACGGCAAGGCACTCGGGACGGTCTTTTGGACGGTGGCGAACCGCGTGGATTGTGTCCACCGTTGGTCGAAGAAACGGTGACCGCCTTCGCTGGTGTCTGACGTCTGGTACAGATGCGTGTCTTGCATGCCGATCATGTTCAACTGTAGGACACCCCCCACGCCTGGTTTTGTGGACGTGGTGGACGGTGGCATCGTCGCGTATTGGTCTGGTGTCTTGTTCTTTGCACGTAAAATAATGGCGGAATTTAAACGTTGTAGTCGTCATACGTGCGCGGATTCGGGAGAATGTGTACGACCGGCACGTCATCAATGTAACTGGTCCAAAACTCTTCCACATCCTCTTCACACAGTTCTCCCTCCTCGCGACAAGCGTCGGTCGCCCGACACCCCGCGAGCCGGCGCGCCAGGTGCCACGCGTGGCCGACTCGGTCGACGTATTTGACCAGCACGCGTTCGAGTTTCGGGCACGAGATCTTGATGTAACTGGGCGGATCGGCGTCGGAGACGATCGTCCTCGCGTTCTTGAGTTCCCACGGCCAACCGCAGGTGCCCCGTCTGTCCAGGGTCCGCAGGGATTCGCTGACGATGGTCGTGCAGTCGAACATGAAATTGTTCTGCACGGACAAGTAGGTCAGATTCGGGAAGATATCGGGCCCGAAACTATCGATCAAATTGTGTGACAAGTCGAGCCGTTCGACGTGCGGTGGCAATTCCGGCACGTCCATCAGTCCCGCGCACGTGAGGGTCACGTTGACGGCGGGACACGTCTCCAACGCGTCGATCACCTGTGTCATGAGTATCCCGTTCAAGTGGAGCGTTCGTATCTTTTCCGGGAACCTCATCCCGTGACTGGCGTACAGGATGCTTGCGTAAATGTCCATTGTGACGAGCGCCGGGAGCAGCGTCCTGGTCTCTGCGAACAGCCCAAACATGCTTCCCGAACACAACTTCAGGTGTTTGAGCGTCGGCATCCGGGCCCGGATACCGCCCGAGAAGGACGGTGCCGACACGCGCAAGTCTTCGATTTCCGGTAGGAACTCGCAGAACATGAGATTGGTGGGATCGTTCAATCTCATGTCCAAGTGCCGAAGACGTTGGCCGATCCACGGGATGCCGCACGCGACGGGGTTATACAGCGTCAATTTCGTCCAGTCTGGCGTCCGCATCAGCACGAGTTTGGCGTGGTCATCGTCAAAGTTGGCGATCAGTTCGCGTCGCGTGTGGACCCGTTCCGGCACCACGAAACTCAGCACGATGGCGTCTCGAGGATCGTCGAACGCATCGCACACGTACTCCATTTTTATGAACTGATCAACGACGGTCGTCGTCGTCGTTCTCAAACGCGCGCAAACGCTCAAACGAATCGGTAGGCCGGGAAGGAGACGGTCCCCAGTCGCTTGTCGTATGGCAGGACCCATGTGTCGGCTTGGTGGATCGGGAACGGGTTCATCTTCTCGCACGGGTCGCCGCGACCGCACTTGACGATCGTATGGTCCGGGAAACGCGTCTTTATGTAGAGGGCTGCTTCGTTGATGCCGCGTCCGACGACTTCCCGCAAAACGACGTTGCGACACGACTTGTCGTTGTGCTTCAAACAGCACTTTGACATGAACCCAGGCGTCACGTCGGCGCACGTGCCGCCTTCGGGGGGATCTTGGACTATATCGCACGGAATATTGACAACTCTGCCGTAATCGGGATCGTAATACTGTCCGCACCGTCTCCGGGCGGGCTGACTGGGCTGCAATTTCCAACAGAACTGTGCGGCGTTGTCGGAAGACGGACTGTCCATGCACACGAGTTTGTTTGTGTACCCGTCGACGCGCAAGAACCTGTTGTTCAACAGACTACGCATCATGATGAACTCTTTGCCATCCCCTCCGCAGAAGCCGGGTTCCAGTGCGAAACATGACCCTGGCTCGTCTTTCCGGTCGTTCCACAGGAGCGTCCCGTCGGGGTTCACGGTCAAATACCGGTTCATCCATTTCACAGAGTACCCGTTGGCAAGCGTGCACCGCACCATCTTGTACGAGTCTTCTGCGGCGGTCACTCTCGTCATCGTGGTCGTCGCGTCGGGCGCGATGCCCGGACCCAGGAGCCGGTGTTCGAACGCAAAGTTGAGCAAGGCGTACTCGCTCCATGGCTCGGGGGCGATGGTGGGCATCTCTTCGACGCGGGCCGGTGGTCCCGCCGGTTTCGGGGCTTGCATGACGATCTTCTGTGGGGACGTGACATTCGTTACAGATGCGACAGACGCGTCAGACGCTTTGGCGGCGTTCGAGTTACCGCCGCCTCCCGACTGTCTGCCCAGGAACCACCACGCGAGAAACGCTACCACGATGCAGACGCATCCTGCAAGCAAAGGAAGTAGCATTGTTGCTCTGTTATTACACACATACATAAGATTTCACCTCACGTCTCGGACGCCATGAACCGTTTGCCGACCACCCCCGAGAAATCGTACGTTCCCGTGTTGGAACACTTGGTCCGCACGTCCACATGGTGACGACCGGACAAGGTTGATGTGAGTTGATCGTACGCGTCGACAAACTCGCCGAGGGACGGCCGAGACACCGACACGATCTTCGCCTGAGGGTTGTCGGCGAGCACGCACCCGCTCGCGTCGACGAGGGCACCTTTGCTCGCGGAAAAGTTGTACACGGTGCCCGTGTCCTTGGCTACCGATGCATCCGGTTCGGTGCCTCCCGTCCTGCACGTCTCGATGTAGGACGACACGGCGTCCATGTTAAGCGTCCGCAGAGGGTACGCCGCCACCACGATCCCCTTTTCCTTCTCGACCGGCCTGAATACGAAGTCCACGTCACATCCCATCGTGGCGTCCAAGAGCACCATACGCGTGTACTTGGCGTTGGCCGCAAAGTGGTCGACGGCACTTTTTACCGACGAAAAGAACTCGAATCCCACTGGGCACCGCCCGTCGGATGCGGACCCACTGGAAATGCGTTGTTGAATCCGGATGATGGTGGTCGTGAAGTTGATCGTGCACTCGTACGACTCGGTGACGATCCCCGCCACCAGCACGTGTGGCGTGTTGTCGGTCGTTCCTGTTGTTTGGGGTGTCTGGGTTGTCTGGGTTGTCTGGGTTGTCTGGTCGGCACGCGTCTCGTCTGTCATTGCGCCTTCGTTAAGCCTGTGGCACGCCCGTTATATACCCTTTCAACAAATTCGGCGCCCGATAATTCATGCATGAGGAAGACTCAGGTTGGTCGTCATGCTGCCGGTGAGGTCACCGTGGAATAACATGCTGCCGGTGTGCGTGAGGGGCGCGAAGAGGTCGGCGTAGACGTGCAACCCCTGGTCCTGGCATCGACGACAGAACGCGTAATCCTCTGACAGGTAGCGTCTCGTCTTGGGACAAATTTGCGTCTCGAAGAGGGCGACGTATTCCTGGATGGTCTCCCGAGAAGATGGAATATCGTTCTTCACCAGCAGGGACTCGCCGTACACGCTTCGCATGTGTCGAAGCGAATCCATGCGACAGAGCATCATGCCGGTTGCGGCATCGTGCACTTTGAGGAAGCCACTGGTCACGCTGTGGTTCTTCACCGATTGGTCCAGATTGATGTTGAAATTGAGCCCTGCTTCCTTCAGAGCCGCGGGATCGGTCTTCTTGGACGAGCACACGTCGTCCCAGTTGAGTCCCTTCTTCGCGTAGATCCCGGTTGTGACTGGGGCGTCGTACGCGAGCATCCGCATGATCGTGTGGGGATGGAACCCGATATCGGCGTCCACGAAAAGCAAGTGGGTGGCCTTGGAACGCATGGCCCGCTCCGCCAGGATGTTCCTGGCGCGTGGCACCAACGATTCGTTGCCGAGGAACTCGAACGACAGGCGTATGCCGTTCTGCAGACAAAAGCCCTCGAAGCGCAGGATCGACGTGACGAATGTGCACGACATTTTGCACCCGTAGCACGGCACGGCGACGAAGAGGTGCACGCCCCGTTCGCGGACGTGACGCGTCAACTCGTCTTCGGTGATTGGAAACGGGTTGGGTGGTGTCACGCGGGAAGGCGATGGCGGGGTCTCCGTGCTGGTGGCGGCGGGGTTGGAATCATCCATGTGCTGTTGTCCGGGCCGGTGGGTATTCTTCCCTGCAAGACACTATTTCCCGCCAAATCCACGCGACGTCGACGTTGGTGGCGGTCCGACAACCGTGCCGCACACCTTCTCCGTGGGGTCGTGTTCCGTGTACATGCCCATCTCTGCAGCGGTCTTCAACATGCCCATGAACACGTCCCAGAACTCGTCCGTGTGTCCGACGGTTCGGCACCCGATGTGGGACAACTCGTGCAACACGACGAACGTCAGTGCATCGACGGACGGGTCGTCGTCCAAACACACGTGGATGGTCCGTTTGTCGCGGGTGACGGCAGGCGCGACCCCGCCGTCGACCATTTCGTGGACCATCCCGTCCCACCGTTGCCGTATGCGTTGGATGGCGGAGGCGGGCTCTTGACTGTTCAAAACGACCTTCTGGCACCGGTACATGACTTCCATGAGACGCGAATGGTTGCACGGTGTCGACGCCTTGACCACGTACGTTTTACCGTTGGCGGCGCCGTGCGAACACCTCTTGGACCGACTGGCGTCGCTCCATATGTACGCGCCCGCGAGCAGAACGACGGATGCGAGCAACGTCCACTTCTTCATGTCTTGGTGTAGCGCAGGAAAATACGGCGGATATTTTCCAGGGCGATTTAAGGTTTGTGTATGTTCTCCACTGATTCGGCTGTCCTGACGGAACGAGGCTACAGATTGAGCCCCCAGTTTTCGTCGTCGACGGACCTGGCCACGAAACAACAACGGTTCAAGATCAAACGGGTTCCGTACGCCGGCACGGTGATCAGGATCACGTCGACCAAGGGTGACGACGATGTCATCGTCACGCCGGAGGCCTTCATCTTGTCGCGCGTGCCCGACGGCGACGAGCGAAGGACATGGACGTGGAAACGTGCCAAGTACATCAGGCCAGGAGACTACATCGGCAGTCTCATCCCTCACACCATTCGAGTCGTCCGTCAGTCGTCCACGTCGTCCAGACAACTGACCGCACACGATATTCAGATGAACGCCATCTTCGCGGGGTTCGTCCGACCTGTGGTCGCCGGCAAACTCGGTGACGTGCTGGACGAACGCGACGGGTTCCTCGACGAGAAACACGCGTGGTTCCGGGTGGAACGCGTGTCGAACGAACCGTGGACGTCGTTCCTGTCGTCGGCACCACTCGCCATCGTGGAGAACGTCGCCATCATGGACTTCGTTTGATGTTGTCGCGCGCTCAAATGATCAGAAGATGACCATATTCCACGACTTCTTGAGCGGGGCCAACTTTTTCCTGATCAGCGCGTGGTTCGAGTCGGCCTTGGCGACGCACAGTCCCCTGGTCTTGGAGTTTTTCACGAGCGCACACGCAGTCTTTTCCCGCGTCGGTACGCAGAACGTCGCACAGAACAGCGAATAGTTCAGTCCCGGGTAGTTCAGGTCCGCTTTGCGCGGGTCCTTGATGATCTGTCCCTGGGCGTCCAGCAACGTGGGGGCGTAGGCGAGGCCGCGTTTGTGCGACCAGCAGCAGGCGCCCGCCACGAACACGACCGATCCTTTCTTGTAACTCTGTTTCTTTTCTACGCGGTTGATCGGGACTTTGAACTGTCTCGCGATGCTTTTCCTCGTCTCTCCGTCTTCCGTGACCTTGTATCGGACGTCCTGATGGTGCACGAGGAAATGGAAATCCGTGTCCTTGGCCACGACCAACGCTATTTTGTACTGACTACGCGAGCACGGACGCGCGAACGGGGTCACGGAACCGCCCAACTGTTTCAGATCGTCCTTGACGCGGGCCACGATCTCCTTGCAGTTCGACAGCGAGAAGTCTTTCATCGTGGACAGGTCACCGGGCTGCAGTTTGTACGATGCGCCGCTGGTGGAGAGGGCGGGGTAGCCCAATGCCCATGCGTAACAGTTGTTTCTGCCGACGCCTGCCTTTGCAGAGAAGGCGTCTTTCCTGAATACTCGACCCATGACGTACGTCAACATATTACCTGTTCTGCTCGCGCCCTCTACAACATGTTGGTCCCAGGCTTCATGTTACAGTACTGATGCTCGAGGCGCCTGGCCGCGTCCTGTGCCTCGCACAACTTCAACTTGTTGCGCATCGCTTCGAAATCTTTGGTGAGTTGTTTCAAGAGTTCTTTCAACTTTCTGTTTTCGGCCGTCAGTTGGTTGATCATCGCGGTCAGTTTGCCGATTTGCTCCAGCAACTCTTGGATCTTGGAGTTGTCGTCCGCGGCGGCGCCGCCCAGGACACCCGTCTCGTTCTCGAGACGGAATTTACCGTCCTCGGCCTTCTTCAGCAGCGCGCGAGTCTCCTCGAGTTCTTTCGTCAGACGAATGGCTTCCGGGAAATCGGCGAAGGCGGGAGGACGCGACGCGGGTGAAAATTTACCGTTCCAGGCCCCGACGATGACGAAGGCGAAAAACGCCAGGACGGCTAACGCGACGACACCAGTCTTCATGGCTTTACGATAGACGCACTGTCATGCTCACACATAATTTTGTCGAGAAATATGACGGTCGATACCGAGAGGGCGGACGTGGACGCCTACATCATCGATTGGATCGCCAGGGATGTGGACTGTCAGTGCGAACTGATCGCTCTGGGGAAGACCCCCTCCGGCGCGCAAGTCGCGGTTCGGTGTCCGTTCAAGCCGTTTTTTTACGTCGCCGTGCCCCGGTCCAAGGCGGCAAAACCACTGGCGAGGAAGATGTTCGCCGCCGACGTCGTTGAGGCGTTCGGTGCCGCCACGTGCACCTACACGCTCGTGGAGAAGCACGAGTTCGTCGGGTTCAGGCCGCACGACACGCACGTCGTGAAGATACAGTTTAGGACGTTGCGCGCGTTCCGCAACGCCAAGTATCGCGCCAAGGAACGACGGTACACGACGTTCGAAAGCCAAGCGGACCCGCTGTTGAAATTTTTTCACGTGACCGACGTCGACCCGACGGGCTGGACGACCTTCGCGGGCGCGAAGAAGACGTCCAATTTCGTTTCCAAGGAGTACGTCGTCGAGTACACGATGCTGCCCGACGGCACGGTCAAGAAAACCGACGAACCCGTCATCTTGGCGATGAAGCCGCCGCTGAAGATCGCTTCGTTCGATCTCGAGTGCTACAGCGAGTCGGGCAAGTTTCCCAGGGGATCAAACACCAAGGACGCCATCATCACGATCGGCACGTCGTATGCGATGTATGGAGACAACGTGCCGTATAAACAGACGGTCCACCAGATGCGCGCGTGCGAGTCCATCCCCGGCGTCGACGTGACCGTCCACGACGACGAACGGTTCATGATCAACGTGTGGTTGAAAGAACTGGAAGACGAGCAGGTCGACGTCCTGACTGGGTACAACATATGGGGTTTCGACATGCAATATATCGAGGACCGCTCGGCCGTCCTGATCGACATGATGACGGGGGACAGCAGCATCCAGACGCAACGCCTGGGTCACCTCAAAGAGGGCGGCGGGGCACTGACCGAGAAGAACCTGGCGTCTGCGGCGTTCGGGAACAATGCGTACGTGTTCCTCGAGTCGCCGGGGATCGTCCAGTTGGACCTTTTGGCCATCTTCCGCAAGGAACTGAAATTGGATTCGTTCACGCTGGATAACGTGTCAAGGACGTACCTCGACGGGTTCACCAAACTCGACGTGTCGCCGAAACAGATGTTCGAATGGTACCGCACCAGTGACACGCAGGGCCTGACCCAGTTGGCGGACTATTGCGTCAGGGACACCCTGCTGCCGATCAAACTCATGGATAAACTCAGCGTGTTGACCAACCAGTTGGAGATGGCCAAGGTCGTGTGCGTGCCGATCGCGTACCTGAACACGCGCGGACAACAGATCCGCTGCTACTCGTTGCTGCTGAAGCACACCGGCAAGGCCGGGTACATCATCAACGACATGGAGAAGAACCTGGACCGAGACAAGTATGTGGGCGCGACGGTCCTGACTCCCGTTCGAGGCGCGTACGTCGAAGACGTTGTGACCTGTTTGGATTTCGCATCGCTGTACCCGTCGATCATGCGCGCACATACGATGTGTCCCAGCACGATCGTCCTGGACGACACGTTCGGCGCTCTCGACGGGATGGAGTACTACCGGATCGAGACGACGCCCGGTCACGTCGTCTCGTTCGCACAGACGGATGACGCCGTGGTCCCGAAACTCCTTTCGGACCTGGCGTCGTGGCGCAAGCGCGCCAAGCGACAGATGGCCGACGCCAAGGCCAGCGCAGACGACTTCGCCGCGAGTCTCTTCAACGCCAAGCAGTTGGCCCTGAAGGTGTCGATGAATTCGCTGTACGGTTTATTTGGCGCGGGGACGGGTGCCCTTCCGCTGCTGGACCTGGCCTCGGCGGTGACGAGCACGGGCAGGACCATGATCATGGCAACCAAGGCGGCGTGCGAAAAAATGGGACACCGAGTGGTATACGGCGACACTGATAGCGTGTTTGTCATTCAAAATCTCGGGGAGGCGCACCGACTTGATGTCGCGAAACACATCTCCAACGGCCAGGAACTGGCACGCACGCTGACAACCTCGCTCTTCAAGCATCCCAACGAACTGGAATATGAGAAGACCTATACGCCGTTCCTCATTTTCAGCAAAAAGCGGTACGCCGCCCTGCAGTACGAGTACGACGCCACCAAACCGGCCAAAATGGACGTCAAGGGTCTCCAACTTGTGCGTCGTGACTCCCCGCCATTTGTGCGGGAGATCATGGTCAAGGTCCTGGACGTGATCATGTACCATCGCTCGTTCGAAGAGGCGCTCCGGGTGTCGAGGGCGTACATACTGGACATTCTGGAGAACCGGGTCCCCTTTGACAAGTTCGTGGTGTCCAAATCGTTGAGGTCCGGGTACAAAAACCCGCAGAGTCTGCCGCACGTCCAGGTGGCCGAGAAAAGGAAACGACGGAACACGGACCCGCCTGGCGAAGGCGAACGAATTCCGTTCGTGATCATCAAGTCGTTGGATCACGCCAATGACCTCATCGCGTTGCGTGCCGAAGACCCAAAGTGGGTGCAACAGCACGACCTGCCGCTGGATATCCTCTTCTACGTTCAGAACTGCGTCCTCAAGCCGCTGGAAACCATTCTCGAACTGCACTACGGGACCAGCACCCACGGCAAGTTGACGGAAGGCGTGATCCTCGACAAGATCATGGCCCTGCAGACGGACGACCTGAGCAGGAGGAAGGAGAGCAAACGACTGAAGTTTCTGAAGGACACCAACCAACGGGAGATCACGACGTTTTTCCGTCCGAAACCCGCGTAGTCGGGCCACGTAAATATTACCTTGCGTTAAAACACCCAACTACACATGATTTCCAACAAGGCCATCCTTCTCGCGGCGCTCTTCGTCATCATCTCGTCGAAGACCGTCTACGGGGTGACCAACTTGCTCACGTCGACCGTCGGTCTGCCCACCCAGCAGTACGGTGCCCCGACGACCTTTGGCGTCGTTCTCCATGCCATCGTGATCGCGTGGCTGTACAGCGTGTCCTCCAAGATGATCAAGTAAAGACCGACGACCACGGTCCTCCACACTTATTGTTCGATGATCATCGCCATAGAGGGTAACATTGGCGCGGGGAAGAGCGAACTGATCGCTCACCTGCAGACCAGCCTCGGCAAGGCTCACGAAAGCATCGACTTCTTTCCTGAGCCTCTGGACGTATGGGGCGAAACGTTACAGATGTACGCCGTCAACAAGAGGAAGTGGGCGAGCATCCTCGCCCTGGATGTGCTGCGCGGTCTCGGTGACGTCAAAGCGTCCACCAAACGCCATCAGATCGTCGAGCGCACGCCCTACGCGTGCAGGTACGTGTTTACGGAGATCGATAAGCACGACGGTCACATCAAGAAAGAAGAACTTGACGTGATCGACCAATACTTTGAGTTATACGGCTGGAAGCCGGACGTTGTGCTGCATCTCGCGGTGGAGGAGGGCGTGTGCTGCGACCGCATCGAGTCCCGAGGACGACCCGGCGAGGAGCGTGTGTCGTATGAGCACGTCAAAGCCATCGGCTACTACTACGATAAGATGTACCAGGCGCACTTCCCAGACCAGCCGGTGATACGCTGTGTCCAGAGCCAGTCGGAGACGATGGCGGCGTACCACGCCCGACTGACCTACCTCGTGCTACGTGCGATAGAGAATGACGACCAGAAGCATCGTCTGAACGACGATCAGCGAAGCGAGCATTTCCACAACGTACACCAACCACCCGGCTTTCATGGAAATGTAGGCCAGAATCGGCTCGACAATCCCGTCCAACGCTGACTTGTCGGCGTCTTGCATCATCATCTTTGCCCTGTCCATCGTCTTGCACAGCAGTTGGTCGATGGCGTCATCTAACATTCAATTCGACTCATTCAATACTCTCCGTGCAAAAAAAATCAATCAAAATTGGACGCATGTCAGCGTCGAACGGACCGAAAGAACCGTCCCGTCGGGTCCTGTTGGACCGCGGCTTCGTCGATGCCGTTGAACGGTGGATGCTCACGGCAACCTCTGGTGTCCTGGTCATCGAGCAGTCACAGACCGGCTGCGGCGTCTCGCGTCTCCTCGACGTGCTCCAAGAAGAGCACGCACGGCACGTCGCCTGGGTGAGTATGGGTCACCACGCGTGCAGAAGGACGGTCCTTGGACAGAAGAAAATCATGCTCATCGACCCTCCCGACTCGGTCATCGTCGACGCGGCCAAGTCGGTCCAGTTCGCCCAACTCGTGCAGACTCCTTCGATCCCGATGATCATCGCCGGTTTCAAACGACGAAGCGTCGTCGCAAAACTGGGCGCCATGCTCAAAAAGTCGTCGGGAACGGTCACGCACCTGACTGTCCCGCCCATCCCGGACGATGACGCGGTGAACTTCCTCGTCTCGGTGGCCGCCGAGAAAGGGGTCGAGGGGGTCGACGTCCGACGCGCCTGGTCCACGACACACGACCTGCGGCACTGTCTGCGCGCACTGGACGGGAAAGGCTCCGAACTGCGGGAGATCTTGCCCGACGGCGTGCAAGGGTTGCTCGCCCTGCTGCAGCAAAGCGACGCGCTGTCGTTCCGGGACCGGTGTCGCATCGCGGAAGGCGACCCGTCCATCATGGTGGACGGTATTTTCGAGAACTACGTCCACGGCGTCTCGACGAACCTGGAAGACGCCGTGGGTGTGTTGGACATGCTCTCGACATGCGACCATCTGCAGGCGTTCGCGTACGCCCAGCCGTCGTTCGACCCGGCGCCCCTGACGGCGGCGTTGGTCGCGGGGACGTCAGCGTGTAACGTCGACGTCCGTAAGGATATCAAGACGTTCGGAACGCTGTGGGCAAGGGCGAATCATCAAAAAGTGAAGCGGAAACTCCTGAAAGAGTTGCCGTTCGACATGAACGGCGTCGAGGCGACGGCGTACGTGCGTCAGATGGCACTCTCGTCGCCGGATCAACTCCGGAGGATGGTCAGTCTGTTTGGCCAGGACCAAGTGTGGGCTGTCACGCGTCTCTGGACGAAATCGGGGAAGGTGTGTTCGAAGAAACGGTTCCGCTCGATCACGGATACAGTCGTTCCTGACGTGCCTGGCCAAGCAGGGCCGGGACGGCAACGGGAGGAGGAGGAGACCCCATCGGCATCCGTCCGCCCGCCTCCTTGATGATCACGACCTCCTTCAGCGTGGTCACGTCGGCGGTCTCGTCGGCCGCCGTACGTCCTCCGTTGCGGAGTTTGTGCATGAACGTCTTGAAGACGCACGGGTTCTTGATGAATTTGGTGAGTGTGATCAGCCACAAGACGATGGATACGAACCAGATCGTTTGACGGATGGCCGTGTCGTCGCTCTGTGCGTAGATGGGTGCGACGAGATTGTAGAAGAATGACTCTCCCTTTTCCGTGTCCCCGCGAAGGAACATTTCGATCCGGGTAAGGGCGCACTCATCGCTGTTCGCCAGCCAGTGGACCCAAAGCAAAGGACCTGTCATCAAATGCAGGATGTGCAGTTCGGGGAACCGCTTGATGTCCAGGAAGGGTACGCCGGTGAAGAATAGGACGAACAGGATATGCAGAATCCAGATGATGTTGGCGAATATCAAGTGCATAACGCGAAACCTATAGTACTATGGAAACAAAATGTGTGCATGTAAACACGACGAATTTGCGGTGCGTATCGAACGGGACACTGTGATGGTGTGTACGGCATGTGGCCTTGTCCTGTGTTCATCGCCACTTGTCCGGACCGAGTTTCGGGACGGCGCCGATTCGATCGCCGAGCACGACCACCGACGGACGTGTCCCCGGACCAAACTTGACGACCAAACGGAGAAAATCGGGTCGTTGCTGGGCGCGACGCGACACGTGATCGACACGAGCAAAACCATCATGGTCCGTGTCAACGGCAAACCTTCCAACGTCAGCCTCCTGGCGGCCGTGTTTTACGTGGCGTTTCGACAGCACAACCTGGACCGTCTCGAAGAGGAAATCTTCGAGCGTCTCACTGCCGGGCTCGCGACGGGCCGACAAGTCGCCACGGGTCTCTCGAAAAGCAAATTCACCAAGGCACTCCGCATGCTGCGTTCGCACGACATCGACGACGCGCGCGAGCCGCATGTGTCGCTGATCCTCCGTCGCCTGGTGGCGACGCGAATCGGCGTATTGGGCAAGACCAGAACGGAGGTCGCGTGTGCGACGAACCGAGCGGAATCTCTGTACACCCATCTGTGGAAGGTGTACGGAGACGTGAAAACCATGGCGACCGTCGTGCAAATGACCATCGCGCATCTCGAACGCGGATGCACTGACGACATTATTGGAGCAACGGGATGATCATCATCATACAAATCAAACAGAACGCGCTCATGCACATGAGAGCGATGGGAACGGCACACGGTTCGAACGTTTGCATCACGTTATTCGATGCCGTCTTCCCCAGGATACCTCCAAGTGGCGTGAACAGGGCCGCCAATCCGGCCGCGATTCCCGCGCCGCCCAACCAGCCCCCCCAGTTGGTCTTCTTCTTATCATCGGCCGTCCCACTGTCTCCGTCAGTCTTGTCCTTGTTTCGCTTACTCTTACCCATTCCACGTGTGCAATTGCAAAATATATTGTTTCTGTAGTTCAGTTTTACACGAACACCAACGAGAACAACCATGGTATGGGGTTTTTTAGCGCCGTTGGGCGAAGTCGCTGGTATTGCGCTTGAGGCTGCATTCTTCGGTATGGGCGTCTACGGGACGAACGCGACACTGAATTCCGAGGACATGGACGGATCGATCGCCTCGAACAATGCGAATGATGATTCAAAGATGAGTATATGGAACGAGTACGCCGGACAGAGCAAACAACCCGGGTCTCCTGTCGGGACCATTTCGGCGTTGTCGTCGACGTCTTGCAGTTCTCTCATGTGCTTGCTCATGTTGCTCCTCCTGGCGTTCGCGTAGACGTTACGGCCGATACCGACGACCCTTCGTGATTTTACATACCAGGCGGTCGATCGCACGTGAACTGGATACCGTCGACTCGATCCCCGCACGACGCCGTGACGCCCGTGATGATCGTGCCTGGAGGACACCGTTGCGTGATCACATTATCGGTCGGTGGCTTCTTCCTGGGTCCGTACGCGCCGAACCGGTCGTTCTCGCTTCCCATCCCGCCGATCCACCCGGTCCGCTGGCCGTCGAGCGCGTACAGATTCAGTCCTTTGATCTCGTTATCCTTCGGACGCACGTTCCATTTATAGTAGCCCGCAGGGGCACCCGTCCACGCAATTTTGGGCCACAAACTCCGTCCCTTCCCAGGCTTGAGAATATCCTTCGCGGCGTCGATGCCGCTCGCGATCTCCATCCCTGCCCAGGCGGCGGTGCCGGCAACGCTTACCGCCAGTCCCGTCCACGCAAGCGCACCCAGCGGCTGCGTCCCCGGAAAGATGGTGAGTGCCGTCGCCGCGATGGCTACGATGGGCGTGAATGCGAGCAAGGCGATGGCTTCGGGATCGGGTTTGTCTCGTTTTCCACACGTGGGTTTCTTGAATATTCGAGACGTCTTTTGCGTGCTCGGGTCGTAGCACCAGAATTGCAACGCGTTGGTGTGATCGCCCTGACCACTGAACCCAATCACGTCAGTGACGAACGACCCTGCCGGACAATCACCTCCGATGGGTCGATGCTGGTTACCGTACACCTTGCTCTTCCATGGACCGCCCGCAGACAACCCCAACGTCTTTTTCCAGAAATCGGTCTGGTCAGCGTAACTGGAATCGCCCAAGAAGAGACTGATCACGACGCACGCCGACCAGCACAGGTACGAACAACAACAGCAGAGTAAACATAGCGAGAGAATCGACGCCGCTGCGTCTGACATGCTATCTACACTACTCGCAGATAAAGTTTGAACTCGCCGCTACTTTGTTTTCCACATTTTGAACGAACTGGCGACGTCATCCGACCACTTGTCTCCCAACACGACGAAGTTTGGACCTTTCACCTTGAACGGTCGTTGGTTCGCCTTTCCCGTCGTCGCCCCGAAGTTGGCGTTTGGGTATAATTCGACGGTGACGCCTCTTCCAACGGCAACGCTGCTCGCTCCGTCATTGATTCCGTAGTGTTTGAGGTTCGTGACCTCGAGTTTATTTTCGTCGCCGTCCAAACACCACTCTTTGCCGCCACCTTCGCCGTTGGCATGATGGAGGAGTTGGAAACACCCGTCGGACGTCGTTGGTCCCGAGACGTCTTCGACTTGTGTGTTCAACGGTTCGACGTCGACAGACTCGTTGAGCGTCTCGTCGCCTGTGCCAGAGCCCTGGGTCATCGCGGGTGCTAACACGATGAGACAGCACATGCACATCATCATGAAGCCGCAAAAGAGAATCGGTAGTATCAATAGGGCGACGTTCATTGTGGTGGTCTGCCATTACACACATATTAATCCAGGACGGGAAACAGGGGCGTGAAATGGTTACCGCCTTCGTGCTGATGCGGGTGGACGGTCAACGATAAGTAAATCAATGATCCAACCACCGTATTCGGGTCGATTTTGTGCGTGTTCGGGCTCTTGTTGGGAAAAAATGCAGTGAGCGCATGCCTCTCGGTCACAAAGCCAACTTTTCCATTCTGATATGCCTTCTCCTCAAGGAATACGAAGATCGGTGTTTTGAGACGCATACTCAGCGCCTGGACTTCCAACAGCGTCCCGTATGTGGCACGTTTAATCATCGCCGCTTGGTACTGGTTTTTGGTGCGATACTTCTCCTTCGTCATATTCAGTCTGGCACTCGAATACACGTCTAACATGTTTGCGTTCCACATACGAGTTACCTCTTCGACGGCAATCTGACGCAGGGTCGGAGACAGACTCGATAAAAGGGGTTGTCCTTTCAATTTATCCTTCCGCCGCGTGCTGATCAAAACTGATTGCGCTTCAACTGTCAATTTTATCATGTGTGTGTTGTGGATGACGTTCTGTTTCTTCAATGTATTGCCGACTGCATGGAATAGACACGCTCCGTCGCCTTTGACGTCTCCCTCGATGAAAAACTTCTTCTTGAAATGCTTGACGTCTATGGAATGCTTCGCCGTCCCATTAACAATTTCACGAACATGTTGGCTGTCTCTGAAGATCGCTGCAAGGGCGTTGGCGAACGAAACCTCTGTCCTGGGGGTCCTGTTGATCTGGTTCCTGTTATACGCGGTGCTGCGTCGGTTGGAAACCCCAGGGTTGCCAACCGTGGAGGCGATGGACACGTTCAATCTTGACTCGGCTCCACTGTTGTGACGGTTGGCAACCTTGGAGCCGATGGACACTTTGTTTGGAGTTGGAGTCGCGTTCCTCTTCCGGAGCTTGGAGTCGACTGTGTCCCGCCGACTGATTGTGCCGTCCTTCAGTTTGGTGTCGATCAGATAACTGTTACCCTCTTTGTTGTAATTCACAACTTTGGCCGGTCTGAGACCCTCTTTCTTGTCGATGTAAATGACGTGTTCACCCTTGGCAAACTTTGGTGATTTGTTTGCGTTGCTAGCGGTGGAGTTGATGGACATTGGTCCGCCGCTGTTGGATTTGTTGTTCTGTGGACGTCCAGTGGCATTATTATTTGACGCAGATACAGACGGTGTACCGGGTGGCGGCGGGCCGTTCCACGAGGGTCCACAAACTCGTACCATCTCTTGTCATATGCCACATAAAATAATGCGGTAGATGAGAGTACTGCAACGACCCATACACAGATGATGGTACCTATGATTTTGAGCATGATGTTCGCGGGGACGGCGTTGGTGGTCGGGATCGTATGCATCATCCTCATCCTCAACAACAAAAAGGGAGGGAAGGACGGTGCCGACGGTGACGACGGGAAGGACTCGGCGTCCAGGCAGGAGGCGTCGGGCAGCGACGGGTTCACGAAGACGGGGATCACATTCTACGGACAGTCCAGTGCCGATGACAACGGCGTTGGGTTCGCTGGCGTCGACCTGTTCAAACATGGCAAAAGCGGTCTGGAGTTTAAGGGCAAGCCGTTGTTTCCGGCGGCGGTGTTCCAAGACGACGCCGCCGGATTGTTGTGGGGTATTCTCGAGGTCAAATCCGACGCATTCACGAACAATAAAGCGGTCTACGTCCACGTCGTGGATGTGTGCAATTCGGGTCAAAGCGTGTGTCAGAGGAACACGGACAAGCACGGGTTCCTCGTCGACATTCACGCGACCGCCTTCGACTACGTCGGGGTGGATGACGGTCTCCTGCAGGGCGAATTTAAGAAGGTCGGGTCAATGCGACCGAAGGATATCAAGGAGAATATATGGCTCAAAGACGGGACGGTGGCTTGTTCGTGCACGGGGAAATGTAAAGGCGGCGCAGTGAAATGGGACAATCACAAAAAGTGCTGACTTTTGGGTTTGAGCCATTCCGTCGGTCATGTTGTGGCAAATCGGAGCACGTTCCGTCGACGTGAGCGATACGTTCGCTTTTGATTGTCAAACGTACCGCATGTTTGTAGACAACGACTCAGAGACCTTCTGCATCCCCAACGAGTCCATCGCTGAGTCAGTGCAACTCCTGGACGCAATGCGTACATCGCCGTCGCTGGATCATCTGACCACCGAAACGTTGGTCAGTTGTATTGAAACCGCCGACTATTTATACAATGAACGCGCGTGTGAACGCCTAGCGAAAGAAATCGCCGGACGACTCGCGGGGAAATCTCCCTCGAAAATGGCAAGCATTCTCGGGGTCGACTTTAGGCCCAGTGCGTCGTGGGAATACGAACTGGATACGTGGCTCGTCCCCTCGGCACGCGTCGAGCCGTGGCCGTCGACGGAGATCCAGGAACCGGTGGTTCCGACGGACGAGACGTCGGACGACCTTACATCACGAGCATCATCATCAGCATCCCAGCGCCCATCACGACACACAAACAGCATACAAACGCAATCAATACCCATGTCTCCACGCCTTTGATGTAATCGTCACGACGCCACCATTCCTTCTCGCTACTGTTGCCCGTCCACGTCGTCGAAAAGGCCGGGTTCTCGTTCGACGACTCGTTGTTGCCACTGTCGTTGTTGCCACTGTCGGTGCTCGTATCGTCGGAGCCACCGTTGCTGGTTGACGGGTTGCTCCGGGGTCCGGACGCGAACCCTTTCTCGTACACCAACTGGTCGCTGTTGCCGACGTTGTACATTTGGCACGTTCCCGATCCTTCTCGCCAACTCCAACCCCTGCAAGCCACGCCATGTTTCCAACAACGCTCTCGACACAGTTTCCAGTTTTTTTCCGTCGTCTCCGCCGTCCCGCTCAACAAGTTCGCTTTGCGGTACTTCTTATTGCAGAAGACGTAGCCTTGGTACCCGGTCGTGGGACACGTGGTATACTCGTCCCCGACGACGGGCTTGTTATTGTCGTCCTTGTTGTTGGTCCCAGCATTGGTTTGTTTGCACTTGGTGCCGTACTCCTGTGCGTACCGACTTCGGTATCCGGCAGCACCACTGAACCCCTTGAGTCTCGTGTTCGCGTCGCTGGGTGACGCACACTGATTCAGGAGATTGTTAAATAGATCGTCCGCTGCGGTCATGCAATGTGCAAACAAAAAAATTCGACACATGTCCGTTCCACCGAATTCTGCTTCGCCTTCCGAACACGTCCCTGCTGACGCGTGCATCGCCTTGCATCAGGAGTATGAGCAGAGATACGCACAGATGCTGGGCGAACTGGGCCAACTGTACGATGCACAGATGAAACTCCGTGTGCAAATCGAGTGTCTCCACGCGCAACTCTCGCGCGTCGAGAACGAGAACTGGTACATGAAGAGCGTGGTCAAATATTCTGCGTCGAGACTGGTCGACCTGGGGAGCAGGTCTCGTGAGAGGTGACTCGTGGGGAGATGGCATCGTCGATGACCACCAACGATGACCATCATCGAGTCTTATTTTCCGAACATACATGACTCGAACCATGGCAAACAAGGCAGATTTTTGTAACAACGTAAACAAGAGTGAACACGTCAACATGCGGGTGGAGAAACGTGACGGTTCGTTCGAGGAGGTGTGCTTCGATAAGATTTCCAGGCGGCTCAAGTCGCTGTCGTGGGCGTTTGATTCGCGCAAGATCGACTACGGTTCACTTGTCCGGGAGGTGGTGGTCAACATGTCGGACCAGATGAAGACCGAGGATATCGACCGTCTCGCGGCGTCCGTCTGCGTCAACCACCAGTTGGAGGCGAGCGAGTACGACATCCTGGCGACACGGCTCCTGATAAGCAATCTGCACAAACAGACGGATACCGACGTCCTGAAAACGTATAGCAAGATCAAGGACGTGCTCGACCCTTCGTTCTACGCGTTTGTCGAAACGAACGCGGACGCCCTGCAGGAGATGATCTGTTATGAAAGGGACTACGACTACGACTACTTCGGCGCGTCCACGATCACGAGGCTGTACTGTGCCAAGAAGGATGGCGTCGCCGTCGAAAGACCTGCGCACGTGTACCTGAGGACCGCGTGCGTCGTGACCAAGTTCGATTTGGAGCGTACCAGGCACGTGTATGACATGCTGAGCAGGAAGCATGCCGTGTTCGGCAGTCCGACCCTCTTCAACAGCGGCATGAAAATGCAGCAGGTGGCGTCTTGTTTTCTGCTCGAGATGCACGATAGCATCGAGGGGATTTTCGACACGTTCCATGAGATGGCACGTATCAGCAAACTCGGCGGAGGGATCGGCGTGTTCGCGGGGAACGTGAGGTCCCGGGGCGCGCCCATCACCTCGACCAACGGACGGACGGACGGGCTTCTCCCGATGGTGCGTTGCGTGAACTCCATCGCGCAGTACGTGAATCAGAGTTCGAAGAGGAAGGGAGCCGTCGCGGTGTATTTGGGGGTCGACCATCCTGACCTGATGGATATATTGGACATCAGGCGACCGGGAGGTGACGAGAACCTGCGCGCCAGGGACCTGTTCCTGGGACTGATGATATCCGACCTGTTCATGTCTCGTCTCGAGACCGGCGGCACGTGGAGTTTCTTCGACCCGTTCGAATGTCCTGGCCTGCCGGACGCCGTCGGGGACGAGTACGTGGCACTGTACGAAAGCTACGAGTCTGCGGGCAAGGCGAAGAAGACGATGCCGGCAAAGGACGTCTTCAACGCCATCATCCGGGCGCAAATAGAGAGCGGTATCCCGTACATCTTGTACAAGGATGCCATCAACCTGAAAAGCAACCAACGCAACCTGGGCACGATCAAAACGAGCAATCTCTGCGCGGAGATCGTGCAGTACACGTCGCCGGAGGAGACGGCTGTGTGTAACCTGGGGTCCATCTGTCTCCCCGCGTTCGTCCGAGTGGAGGACGGAACGATCGATTATGATGCGTTGATGGGGACCGCGCGCCAGATGACGCGCTGTCTCAACAACGTGATCGATATCAACCATTATCCCTGCGAGAAGGCAAAGACATCGAACATGCGTCACCGTCCCATCGGACTGGGTATACAGGGGTTGGCGGACGTGTTCGTCAGACTCGGTATATCGTTCGATTCGGAGAGGGCCGTGGAACTGAGCCGTAAACTCGCCGCGGCAATCTACTACGCGTCGGTCGACGAGAGCGCCGCCCTGGCCCAGGAGGAGGGACCCTATTCCACGTACGCCGGGTCGCCGATGTCGCTGGGCCAGATGCAATTCGACCTGTGGGGTGTGCATCCCGACCCCGACTTTGCGTGGTCCGTGCTCAAAGACAAGGTGAAGACTCACGGCGTCCGCAACTCGCTCAACATCGCGATTATGCCCACCGCGTCGACCGCACAAATTTGCGGAAATATCGAGGCGGCGGAACCGATCACGAGCCTGGTATACGTGAGGAGGACGTTGGCCGGCGAGCACGTGTGCGTGTACAAGCACCTGGTGAACGATCTGACCAAGCGAGGTCTGTGGACCGAGGACCTGAGGAACGAGATCGTCAACGCCAACGGGTCGATCCAGGGAATCCGTTCCATTCCCGACGAGATCAAGAGACTGTACGTGACAGCGTACGACATCAAGCAGCGTTGGATCATCGACCATGCCGTGGCACGTGGTCCCTACGTGTGCCAGACCCAATCGATGAACATCTTCATGGCCAAGCCGTCGGCGTCTCAGGTGGCCAAGAGTCACCGGTACGGTCACGCGAGGGGAATCAAGACGGGCGTGTACTACCTCCGAACGAAGTCGGCGGTCAACGGCGCCCAGGTATCGAGGAGCCACACGACCAACAACCAAACCCTGACGGGGGGCAAGGCGCCCGACCACGACAGCGAGGAAGACTCCGTGTGTCTCAACTGCAGCGGGTGACTGCGTTTTATTATGATTGTAAAAGCAAGGACCCATGCCAAACAAACCTTTTGGATTGCAAAACGTCAGAACGTTGACGCAGTGGACAGGCTGCGAAAATCCTGGAGCATTCGACGCAGAAGCGTGCCCGATGGAGGGTGTCTTACCGGTCAACGAATCGCACGACGATGACGTTCGTCTGTTTCAAGCGCGACGACGCTTCCTGGAGAGAGCAAGGGAGATCGGTACAACGGCCGAACACGTGAACCTGTCTCTGTTCGTGGCGGAGTACTACTTGCCCAGTGCAAAGGTGGAACTTTTGTTCCGTAACCACACCGAGATGTTGCGATACAACGACTACAACCTCAGGTCAGACGGCCAGATGGAAAGTGTGTCGGATGCGTTTGTACCGAAAATCCTGGACAAGGAAACATTCACGAAACTTACGGCTTCGCGTCGGAGTTACTCGACCGTCTACGTGCTGTTCGACTGCCGGCCGATCGGACCCATCAAAGGCCTGAACAACCTGTGCATCGTGTCCCACAACGAGTTGTATTCTCTGGCCGAAGAGAGCGTGTGGTCGTACGTCATCTCGCTGTGGAAGAGCGGGAAGTACGTGCCCCTTTCAGAGAGCGAATCGACAAATCGTCCCATGTTCATGGAGACGGTAACGGGCAGCGATATGAAGAACCATTTCGTCCTCCTGGACTACACGGTCTTACTGAACTACAGCAGGGACCTGCGGACCATGCTCAACGACGAAGCCAAGGTCATCCAAAAAGAAGTGGCCGACAAGACGATCGAGTTGCGCGACGGGTTGTCGAGGTTGCACGTCGTGTGGAACACCAAGCGACCCAAGGTTGATGACAGACAGGCCACGTTCACAGTCTCGAGACACATCGACGAAGTGCTCAAGCCGTATCGCGTGCCCAAAGAGGACATGGACGAGGCAAAACGCATCCTCAACCTCCTTGTCGATGATCCTCTGAAGGTGGACGACGTGCTGCGCCAGCGCGACGTGATGTCATTGATCAAGAGGACGGCGCCCGAGATCGCCGAACTGCTGAGCGAAGGCAAGATTGACGAGGCTCGGAAGATGATCCGGCGTTTCAAGTTCAAGGAGGGCGAGATTCAGCGACACTCCGAACTCGGAGAACGCGTGGCGACGCTGATGGAGCGCATGTCGTTGGGCGACGTCGACGGCGCGATGGAAGCGCTGAAAGACGTCCGTCGACTGGACCTGTCCAAGAAGATGATGCCGGGTATCGAAGATGCACTGGCACAGGGCGACTTGGAGAAAGCCCGCGACCAGATGCTGGAGTACCAACGGCTCCACCGTCGTCTCGACGACGGATGGGACGGCGAACGTGAATCGCTCTTCAAGAAGTTCGCTCGGACTCGGTTCGGCAAAGCATTCAAAAACGGGGTGATGGATGTTCTTGGACCGGCGCGCGTATCGCGCAGATCGTCAAATCGTCGCGGCGGCGGTGGCGGCGGTGGCGGCGATGGATCGTGGGTGAGTCTGCGGTGGTTCGATTTCGGCGAGCCGAGCGAAGAGTGGGTTCGTCGAGAGCATTGACCGGTCGAGTGACTGATTTAAAATCGTATCATTTGTATGGAGGAACGTATCATTCATCAGATCTGGTACCAGGGCGGCGACGCCTTGCCCGAGAAATATCAAAAAACGTCTCAAAAGTTGCGCGACATGAACCCCGGGTGGAGGTACATGCTATGGGACGACCGCAGTATGCGTGCACTGTGTAGAAAGTTCGGTTACGAGGACGCGTACGATGCGTCGAAGATCATGCATCAGCGGATAGACTTTGGCCGTTACCTTGCTCTGTACTGTTACGGCGGTGTCTCGATCGACATGGACACGGATTCGTTGCGTCCCATTGATACGTTTGTTGACGAGTACGAATCCCACGGCGACAGACCCAATCTTGGGATCACGCGGATCACCTCGACGCCAATCGAAGCGAGCATCGCCTACATGCGCCCGACCACCATCGCGCTGAATAACGCGACGGTCGTGGCCCCACGGAAGCGTATGCCGTGTATGAAACACATTTGTGATCACATTGCAGATCTTTTACGGAACCAGTCGAGTCTGCTGAAAAAGATGCCGAAATCCATGCAAATTCAGCGCACCACTGGTCCGTCGGCGTTCACGGACGCCGTGCTTTCCTTGCCTCCCGATGAGGTCCAGTACATCGATGCTGAGGTTTTCGAGCCGTGTATTGGCTTCGATGCCGCGTGCAAACCGTCTGATCGGAGTATCACCAACCATCAGCACGATGGCACGTGGCACGGCATGGGCGGGCTGCTGAGCCTGTACTTCTGGATAAAGCACCACAAACTGCCGATCTTGGTCGTCGTCTTGGTGCTCCTTTTGGTCGTGATGCTGTGGCGCATGCGACGATAGGTTGCCTTTCGTTCGTGCGTTATTCTGTTGCCCCATACAAAAACACCCTAGATCCCGATGGTTTGGCTCGACAACCAGAAGGCTATTCTGGTGTTTTTGGTTGGACTCGTCATCAACACGTTCGGGATGTTGTACACGCAGCATCATGGGTTACGTCACTACGTCAGGAACCAGTGCAAGAGACCGCGCGACGTAGGGTTTTTGAGCCTTCCGCGGGGCGTGATTCCCGAGGATGCCGTGAATTGGCCGCTGGTCGTCCCGGTCATAGCGAGTCTCCTTTCGTCCAAACGCGGTCTCATCTTTCGCGACTTTGCCTTCCTGTTCGGTGCCGTCCTGATGATCCGTGGGATCGCAATAAGCGTGACGCAACTCCCCGAGTCGAGGGACATCGGCAAGCAGCGCAGCCTGTGGCAGATCTGCACGACGGGCGGTGACTTTGACAAGGTGGTGTCCGGTCACACATCATGGATGTTGCTTTTCACCTTGGTGCTGATTAAGTACGGCGTATGGAACCGTTTCTCGCTCGTTCTCCCCGTCGCGGTTGCCATCCTGTTGGTACAGACGAGAGCACATTACACCGTCGACGTGTGGTTGGGTGGCGTGATCAGCACGTTGCTGTTCCTGGCCTTTGGAATATAATCCTCCGATGGTAGTATACGAATACATGAAGACGTACTGGATTGTGTTTGCCGTGTTTCTGGCGCTGTGTTTCGTGTGGTGGTCGTGGTCCTCTGTCGTTACCCCCATGGCGTTCCGAGGGCAGTACACCATGCCCCCTGCCACCCCTCCTGCCGCCATGTACACCCCGTTCACGCGCCCTGTCGATACGGCGACCACAGACCGTCACGATGAAATCCTCGACGTCATTGACGGCAACGGCGGCACCGGCGGCAAGTGTCAACATTATCGGCGCCCTTAGTATACCCAATGATGTCAACTCGTCCGAAACAAACCTTATCCAGTGAGTTCCGTGCCGCGTACGATACGTCGTACCGAGCAAGCGCGGATGATACCGATGCCGATGTCGTCAAAGCCCGGAAGAAACTCCGGACTGTGAAGAAGAAGATGACGACGAAGTTGCGTGATTTGGGCGAGATCTGCCAGGCGTCGACGATCGTATCGTCGAAGCACAAATCGTTGATTAGCGTCCGAGACCATGCATGTGGTGTGTATGGATTGGTCCAGCGAGACTTGTTCTTGTTGCAACGGGAGATGGACCGAACCCGCCGTTCGAGGCGCACGTGAACAACATCCAATCCATCCAACTGCTCTACCCTTGTTTTGGCAAAGTCGCCACTTTGACAAAATTTGCACTGTTCGCGCTTGCTCGCGCTTGCTCGCGCTTGCTCGCGCTTGTTCGCGCTTGTTCGCGCTTGCTCACGGTTCGTCCTCCGACATGTCGCTGTCGTACCCGCTCAACACGTGTCGTGACGTTGGTTTTGAGGATTTGAAGTACTGTATATACACGTCTTCGGAGACTTCGATGGGACACTCGGCGTGCACGACCAACTCCGTGTCGTCACACAGGAATGCGCTGTCTCGCATGAGCACATCCTTGGCGTGTCGGACTCGCGCATCCGTGGTGGCTATTGTTTTCCCGTAGGCGTAAATGATTCCCACGCACTGATTCGTCGAAGACGAGAGGATGGTACTGCGGAGGCAAAAGCAGTACCTGGTCGCAGGGCGGGGTCTCGATTGTTGGTAGTATGCAGTGCACTTCATGGTCACGCACACCTATAATGCTTGTAATTACAAAATATCTCTGAGAAACTTGATGTGTCCCCATTGCTTTTGCTGCGCGTACACCTGATCTTCGACGGTACATGCGGTGATGTACCTCCACAAGGTCACCGGAACGGTTTCATCCCTCCCAATGCGATTGGCCCGTCCGACAATCTGTTCGTCGACGGCGTTCGTGCCCGTCGGCGTCAACATCATGATATCGGACGCCGCGGTGAGGGAGATCCCGTCGGAGACGCATTTCACGGACGCCAGAAGGACGCGATGCTGGTGACTGGTCTGGAAGTCGCTGAAGTTCTTCCGGCGCTTCTGCAGACTGATCCCGCCATGTGCCTCGAGCGCGTCCACGCCCATCTCGTCGTGTAAGATGGTCTTGAACCACCTGATTGTGTACGGCGAAGGGAAGAATACGATAATCTTCCGACCCGGCGTCTGCAGGATCTTGCGGATGTCGCTGAGCATGGCTGCGATCTTGGACGACGGTTTTCCCGTCTCGGTGAACGTGAGGTTGCTCAACGCAGATTGGTCCCGTGCCCTTTTGCTCACCGAACGTCGCTCGATGGGCGCTCGACACATCGGACACCTCGCGACGTTGCTGCGCGTGAGCGCCAACTGCAGACACTCGGTACAGAACCAGTGGTTGCAGTTGGTACGTGCCGGGTCCGTGAACACATCGATGCAGATGCTGCAGACGTCGTTCTCCGGCGGCGGGGGAAGTTGATCCACGTCGACGAACGACGCGTCCGTCCTTTCGTCCTCTCTGCGCCTGTCGATGCCCTTGATGCTGTTGGTCTTGAAGAGACCGAAGGAACAGAGGGTCGTCAGCGTCTCCATCAGCATCATGATCCCAAAGTTGTCGATGGTCGACATCTGGCCTTGATTCGTGATGATCTTCTCGTAGGTGGACGCCTCGTCCTCGTCGAGTGTGACGGTGACCGTGCGTTCCACCACCGGCGGCAGGTCGAGGTACATGGCCCTCGTCTTGCGCAGCAGCACGGGACGCAGAACCGCCGATCCATGAAGCTTCCACCCGAAGTACTCCCAATAGAAGCGTCTGGTGCCGGATATGGTGTTGGTCGCCTTTCCGCACAACCATGCCATGATGCGCCGCAGTCTCTTGTGGGGAGTTGCGGTCAGTGCCCATCGCGGTCCGATAAAGCCGGCCTGGAGCGCCACGAACCGTTCCGACATGTCGTGCGACTCGTCCGTCACCAGTCTCCCCCAGTCGATCGTACCCATCCCAAAGTCTTCGCAGTTGCTCGCGAACGTCGTGTAGGTTGTGAGGACAATGTTCGCATCGCGCACGGCTTCTCGCAGGACCACGTTTTTCTTGTTCGTTCCGTGGTACTGCACGACGCGACAATCTGGCCACACGGACTTGATCTCCTCCTGCCACTGTAACATGAGGGCCGGCTTGACCACGACCAACGACGCCCCCCGCCTGGGCAAGGCCTTGATCAGTGCGATTATCTGTCGCGTCTTTCCCATGCCGGTCTCGTCCCCCAGTATCCCCCCGCACATTCTCAGAAATTCGGTCGAGGACGCTGGGCAGTGGACGTACATCGGATCGCTCTTGATGTAGTCGAACGGGTAGTGGCACGCGAAGACGCCCTCGTCACCTCCCCGACCTGTCATCCTGGTGTTGTACATACCCATGATCCCGTCTTGTGCCGTCTCGCGGGCCACCATCTCGCACACCGTCTGTATTTGGAAGGGGTACAGAAACTGCATCGCACGCACGGCAGCCGTCGCGGCGTGGTACGTCGCAGAGCACAGTGGCGGGGGCACGTGAGTGAATACGGTCTTGTTCTCCAGGAAAGTCGGGATCGCCAGCGACAGATCCGGGTCGATGTCGGGACGGTTGAGGACCTTGACCTCGATGAACTTTTCGAATTCGGCGAGGACTTGTTGCGACGCGACGCTGAACGCCGAGGGTCCCCAGAATGCGAGACTGTTGGCGTCGATGTTCGGCCACATGCTGAGCGTGTGCCAGTGCACGTCGATCGACACGAACCCCAGGTCGTCCACGAAGATCTGTAGACGCGTTCCCCGGTTGAGTTTCTTGAAAAACATCTTGAGACTCACCTCGAGTTCCAACTGCGACACGCGCCTGTTGTTGAGCAGGAGCATGACTTCCCTTCTCATGTCGTCGGTCGCCCCGTGTACGGTCCGGTTGAAGTCCTTCGATATCTTGGGCTGCCTGGTGTCCCATACGGCCTTGTTCAACGTCTCCACGTGGATCATGTGCGATACAGGGTGTGAGGGGTCGTGGACTCGAGCGCGACGACAGAGGGTGCGTCCGACTTGCACATCCATGCCGTCTGCATCCTCCTTGGACGCCACGATCGAATGCACGAGAGACGACGCGTACGTCGAGATCTGTTCGTGTTCCATCGTCTCGATGTCGCCCGGCGGAGAGAACGGAACGATCATGATGTGTTTCCCGGCGCCACTCCTGGACGTGACTGAATGTCGGCGGATGGTGTTGGCGTCCAGACTTGCCGTGTCGTACTTGCCCCGGAAGTCGATGGCCAAATAGGACGTGTTGGGGCTGTCCTCCACGACGAAGACGTGCAACAGTCGGCGCGTCTCGTGACGTCCGCCCACCATCTCCTTCCTGGTCGCAATGTCGTCCAGTGCCCCCTGGCTGATGGCAAACTTGTCGAGACCATACTCGGGGTTCCCGCCGTACCTGTGAATGTACAGGTATTTGTGCCCGGGCGGCGGAGGATGTGTGTGTTCCAGGTCTTCTGTGGTTCTCACGTCGTCGCCGATGACCTTGTACCAAACCTCCCATCCCGAGTGAAAACGGACGATCTTGGGGAACCGCATACACTCCTCTCGAATCTGGACCCAAGGTCGTTCGAATGCGTGCATGGGAACCTGGGCGGCCACGGGCCCGGACGAATCGGGTCTCGTCGAGTGGAAGGCGTTGGTCCTCCCGATGTCCAAGCGGTTGCTCTCCGAGTAAATGCTGTTGAAGAGCATCGTGGCCAGGACGGACGAATCGACGAATTGACCTTCGGAGTTCGCGGTAAAGGGAAGAATATTGCGTATGATTGGCAGGTACTCTGGGACAAATTTGCGGGGGAGGCGGTCGATTCGGTAGACCTTGGTGTGCGTCGACATCGTATCGTTCGCGTATCGGTGGTCGTCGTTACATAAATTCTTCTCTATGTATGTGTTATACTGCTGCACACATGCAAACCCTTGTGTTGTTCGTGTTCCTTCTTTTCTGTATGATGTGGGGATGGGTGACTCTGGTCCCGGCGACCGCTCGTCCAGAAGACCAATCGCAGGAGGAGACGGACTCCTCGTCGACCGCCGCTACGTGGAGTTATTCAGAATAGTCGTAAGGATATTTTCGTCTTTCGTGGTGACGATGGCGTCCTGTAGTTCCGTCGAGGCGAGCACGGTGTCGATGACATGGGCCATGTCGATGGCGGCATTCATCCAGTCATCGTCACAGCGCGTGATGGAGATGACGTTGACGGACGGGACCTGTCCCGCATTGAATATGCCTTCGACAAGGAAGGCTTTGGTTGCCTGCGGAAATAGTTGGAGATACGATTGCACCTGAATACGTTCGTAATCTCGAGCCTCCATGAACAATTTGTGGACACGCGTCTTGATCTCAAAAACAAACCGTTGATCTTTGCTCAGCGCATCCACGCGCCCCTGAAGAACAATCGAACGTCCGGATCTCGTTTGACCGATGTGCATCCGGTGCATATCCTCGTGACGAGTGACGTCCATCTCTGGGAAGACGGCACGTACCCTCTCGATGATCACGTTTTCCTTTTCTTCTCCGTACCTCGTGAACGCCACGCGTTTGGTCTCCTTTGCGATATCGACGGTCGACACGTCGGCGAACGTGTGAATCGCTTGAACCGGCTTTGCGTCTCGTTTGATCGCTGCTCGCGTTTCGGCAAGCAGTTCGGCGGTGCTCGGGTTCGTCTGTAGAAACGACGATGCCTGCCGAACCTTTCGCCGTTCCTCTTCGACGGTCGGCACCCTGTTCCTTTCGTGCGCGGAATAATACGATGAACGATCAGTGGACCGCCACGCGGACAAGAATGCCGACACCCGGTCGTTGAACGGATGGCGGCCGATTAAGGCGGCTACGTTCGAGCAGTTGAGGAGAACAGGTGCATTGGGATGCATTTCAAAAGATAAATACTACTGCTGTGCGCCGTAGTATTTACGGTGTTTTCGTCGCGGGAGATTCGCCTCTCAATTCTTCCTGACTCTGAGACTCTTGCTCTTCTTGTACTGGCCGTACAAAGCGGTCAACGACGACTGACTCTTGGTGATTGTGCGACACTCGCCACCTTGTCCAGACTCCGTGCACAGCCTCACCTGCCTAAACGAAGGCATGTACACACTTCTGACCGTGGCATTGTCGTATAACATGCGGCCTTCGTCGATGTTGTGCTCACCGTTGCCAAACGATTGACAATCCCCTTTGTAATTCTCCTTGTTGAAGATGAACACCTTGTCGCTGTTCTTGCTAAAGCCCGAGCACGATCCCTTGACATCTTTTGCCGGCTGCTTGTCAATCTGGATTCTCAAACTGCTGATAGTATCATAGAATTTTGAAGTATCTCCCCACATCCTGTTGCCTCTAGACCACTCTGTCTTCCCGTTGGGCAACACCACGTCGCCGCCCCCGCCGAGTCCATGAGTAAATTCGTACCCATCAGAGAGGTCTTTCCCGGTCAACGTGAGTGCCTCCCAGTTCCCGTTCTCGTCCTTGGTGCTACCAAAGTCGGGGTGCGCATACGCGACGACTTTGAGTCCCTTGGGAATTCGGAACCCTGAGATGCGGTTGTCCCAGCCGATATCTCTCAAATTAGGGTAATCACCAACCTCAAAGTCTTCGACTCCACCACTCCTTCCTTTGTGGACGTCATCGAACAACGTGACCTTCTTGTCCGTGATTTCGTCATCAGGGCGTCGCTTTCGACACTGCCTGGCATTGTTAACACCGTCTTCCCCTTTGATGCCACAATACGTATCTGTGTAGTTCTCCGGGCACTTCCAGTACCCAGTTCCCTCGTCCAAGACGCGCTCAACGTATTCATAGTTTTTTATGGTCCCCGGATTGCACGTCTTCCCCGACGGGACGTCAACCTTTTGCACCACAGTCGTCTCGTCGCCTCCTCCGCCGTCCCCGTCGCCGGACGACTCCTTGCACATGCCACTGAAGAGATTCAAATTGTACCAATCGCCTACCAGAAATTTGAGCGACCCGTTGGGATCGCATTCGTTGGCATACCCTGCCGCGCCGAACACGCAAGAACAACAGCAGACGAGCACCATCGACATGGAGATCATCATGACCATCACCATACCCATTCCTCCGTCGGACATCTGGTGGATACTGCTGTATAACTTGTAACTGCAGAGATAATAAATACGGCCGTCGAGAATCCAGTCTACTTAACAAGACGGGTGGTGTCAGGAAAGACACGGAAATTGCATCGGACCATGGCACCAGCGGAAGCATCGGCGGAAGCACCGGCGGAAGCACCTGCGGACGCACCGATAGGGAAAGACGGACGGACGTTGGTGACGGGACCGACGATCGTCAGGATTCGCGACGGGACTCTTGTATACGACGCGCGTTCTGTGCCGCGGGAGAGTCCGCTGTGTTGGCATTGTTGTCATTCATGGACTGGACCGTCGATACCCTGTCCGTTGACATACGACGAGCGACGCGACGTGTACACCGTGTGTGGCGCGTTCTGTTCTCATGCATGTATGCACGCGTACGCTCGCGATCGGGGAAAGATACATCCAGGATGCCGAAGTCCGGGCGTCACATACCGGCTATTCAGGGCGATGACCGGACAGACATCCTTCCCCGTCGCGCCCCCTCGCCAAATGCTCCAGAGTTTCGGCGGAGACATGACGATTGATGAGTTTCGAAACCATTCAAAGTCGTATTCGTATAGGGAAGTACCGTCAAATTGCATCGTGAGTCCGTCCATCCTGCTACAGTACGAGCAGGGCACCATGGTCCGTCATGCCGCCAACAAATTCGTGTCGGTCAAACGACGGGATGACAGTCTCCGTTTGGCTCCCACCAAAGGAACATCAGGGCACGTGACGTCAACCAACGTGAACAAAAAGCAAAAGACCCTCTTAGAAACGACCCTCGGTCTATAGCGGCGACGGGCCGCGAAATTTGGGACATAATATTACATTTGAAACTGCAAGCACTACGATGGCGACCGATCACCTCGACGAGGACATTCCATACTCCAACCTTCGCTACGCGGCGTTATCATTCGCCGGCACGAAGACGAGGCAACGCATCGACAAGGAAGACCATGTGGCCGTCCGCATCCGTGGGGGATTCCCGACGGTCGATGACGCCATGGCCCATGTCAGGAAACTCGATCGATCCCTCGACACCTATGTCTCTGACATGCACAAATGGGTCCTCGTCGGGAACGTGACGGATGACATGAACGCGGAGGCGATCCTGAGCGATATGGTGGTCGCCCACCGCGCCCGGAACGAGATCGAGAAGCAGCGCTTCGAGGAACGCAAGAAGTGTGCGATCGAGTCGTCGATCGACGATCTTCCCGATCATTTGAAGGATGAGATAACGACGGACACGGCCCCGAAGACGGAGGAGACGAAGGAAGAAACGTCCCTGAAGGACGTGCAAGTCATCGACGACGACCCTCCCGGCGATGACCACGCGAACGGCGTGTCCCTCACTGACGAAGATAAGATCAAGGTCAGTGACCTGAAATTCGTGGCCATTTCGTTCGTCAAACCCGATCCGGAGTACCAAAAAATGCAACCCCCGCCGAGCGGGGTGATTGGTATCAAGATCCGCGGCATCTACTCCACGCGCGACGAGGCCGAGAAGCATATCAAAGAGACGCTCTCAAAACTCGATCCTGATTTTGATGTCCTTCTCGCTGACCTTTACAAGTGGTTGATGCTGCCGTTCGAACACGACGACGACGTGCATACGACGTACAGAGAGACGTACTTAAACGATCTCTTTTCCGACTACAAGGCCAGTCAGGACGCTGCCATCGGGTTTATGAAGTCGCCCGACGTCGAGCACCTCGAGAAGGTGGTCCACCCGACCGAGATGAAGGCGATCGGTGCGTCAGGAAGCCAGTGACGCGCACATTTTCGTTCGAAATTTGTTTGATGCCAGTAACAAGGTGTAACAACCATAAGAAGAACTTCCACTCCATGAGACACCCGAACCACGCCCGAACCACCAGTCGAGGCCCGCGCGCCATCGTCAGTCAGTGGGTCCCCATTTGCCCGGCATATACGCTGAAACAACGCCACACGACACGTCCGAAACGCGTCACGTTGCACGACACGACCCATCTTGCAGTCTTCTGGGATACGGCGTCAGACAAACCGGCAGCGGTCGCCGACACGTGCCGTCACAGAGGGGCATCGTTGTCCGTCGGGAGGGTTGTCGACGGATGCGTTAGGTGCGCGTACCACGACCGTCCGACCAAACCGCGGAGGGATAGAACCATCGTCAAGGACGGGATCGTCTGGTACTTCGATCACTCCTTTACGGATACAACGTCTGGTGGACCCGCCGCCTGCACGACACAGGCCATTCCGCACGGCTCGTGGGAATTCCACGACCCGCAGCAGAGGACGTACACGTACACGAGAGACTTCCCCGGTTGCAACGCGATGTACATGATGGAGAATACGTTGGATTGGAGTCATTTGGAGCACATTCACGCATTCTCGTTTACGAACGGTGACCCGAGGGTGGTCATCCACTCGGACTACGTTGCGTCTTACATCTACGAAGACACAAACCTTCCAGACACGGTACTCGAGGTGGAGAACGAGTGGTGGGATACCTGGAACACGTGTCTTCGATTCAAGGTGGGCAAAAAGAACTCGGACGACGATGCGCCGCCGGAGATGCAACATCAGTTTTCATTACACTTTGCGTTCGTGCCCAACGGGAAGGACGGGTGTACGATCATCGTCCGCGTGGTTCGTCAGTGTCTCAATTGGACGGGCACGATGGGTGACGTGATGCTGATGTTGTCAAACGAACTGCCTCTTCGAGAGGACAGGGACATTGTGCGCACCATCCCAGGAGACAGGAAATGGCGCGACGACCGACTGGGGAAAGAGGACGCATTCCTCAGACGTTTCAGGACCCATATGAAGAGCAATTACCCCGCACTGGTCTCGTATTACACGGGTTGAACAAACATTATCTAGTACCTTAATAATAACACACAATGCCTTTCGTCCAGAGCGCTCCAGGCGGCAGACTGACGGATTGGAGATCCCAATGCCAGCAGACATATGACGCCAAGAAAGATCACGGACTCACCACGGATGGTGAGTACCGCGTGCATTTGCAGCGCCAGCCTGTCGAGGCCAGGGATATGCAGCGGTCACATACGGTCATCCAGCCATATTTTACGATCAACGGATGCGTATCGACGACGAACCCTTCTTTGGCCAAGTACAGGATGTCATGAGTACGTCATCAGTCGTCGACGGGGGCGCCGAACGAAAGTAAGACCTGTTTGGCCGCGAACTGTTCTGCCTGCTTCTTTGTGTGATGCGTCCCCGAACCAACGTGACTTTCTAGTGAGACGGTCACCGTAAACGTCCGTTCCATTTCATTACGTTTGCATACGTAGATAGGCAATGGAACGTGCAATTTGTGGCAGAGGCGCATCAATTGGTCTTTAAAATTTCGGTCCTTGCTCATCTCATGCCAGTCCGTCATGGTGTCGAATACCCTGTGAATGAACGTCTTGGCGGAGAGTAGCCCTAAATCCATGTAGATCGCACACACCAGCGACTCGAACACATCTTCGAGAACCTTTTTCGAGCGATGCTGGCCAGTGTAGATGGCCTTGCCCGACATGATGACGAATTGTTCCAGTCCGAGTATCTTCGCAAAAGCGTATAGACTCTCAGAACGGGTGAGGCGCGTACGCATGACCGTCAGAAATCCTTCTGATTCGTTAGGGAACTTAGTGATGAGATAGCGGGCACAGACGAAACCAAGGATCGCGTCACCCAGGAACTCGAAGCGCTCATAGTCTCCGTACGACATGGCGGCGTCCGTGTGTGTGAACGCCTGTCTGTACAGTGTCAGGTCGACTGGACGCTCGCCGATGATTCTTTCTAATGCTGCAGGGGTGAGTTGACCGACCGACGTTGCCGGAAGCAGATCAACCTCTGCTTCCGATAATGTGCCGGGCGGTGCAATGCGCGGAGGCGGCGGTTGCGACATGCGATCAGATCAGGTAGAGACGTGTGGGATGAACCGAGATAATTCGACAGGGTTTTTATCTCGCTATGTGTTAACCTACGATGATACGCCCGACGATCCTGTTGTTCTGTTTGCGTGGTGATGGGACCACGACCAGCATGTTCTCCGAGTGGAAGGAGAAAGAGGTCTTCCACACAGACTTTCCTGACTATGTACGAGACTTTCCGTGTGTGTATGTGACCGACACGCGGGAGGTCCATTGTGGCCCGGTCGCCGTCAAGGAGTTCGCCTCCGGTTACTTGCCACATCTCCGCGCTCGTCCAAAGGCGCGAGAGCGTCTTCCGGTGACTGCCAAGACGGAGGCCAAGACGGAGGCCAAGACGGAGGCCAAGACGGAGGCCAAGACGGAGGCCAAGACGACGAAGACGGTGGCGAAGACGACGAAGACGGCGGCGAAGACGACGAAGACGGCGGCGAAGACGGTGAAGTCGAACGCCGCATCGTCATCGTCATCTTCCGTCCCGTCAGTCCCCTCGTTGTCAACGGTGCCGACGGAACCAACGA